ATGCGGTCTTCTCTCCCCGGCTTTTTTTCCCAAACGCCCGCCCGCCAGCTAACAGGAGTGACCAACCTATGCATGACCATGTGTTCGTCGACCGGCCGCTGCCAGACCCCGACGTGCTCGCCCGGCAGGAGGATCGCCGCCTGCGCCTCGACGTCGCCACCCTCGCCGTGCGCGTCATCGAGCACACCGGCGAGGACGTGATCGAGGCCGCCGAGCGGCTGATCGCGTTCGTCGAGGGCAAGCCCAAGCGTGTCGGGTACGAGTTCCCCGGCGGCGTCATCGTGACGGCGCCCCCCGGCGTCGACCCGCGGGTGCTGGGCCTGTGAGCGTCCCGACGCGCATCGGCGTCGTCGCCAACGTGTACGACCGGGCGCGCGAGATCATCGCCGAGCTTGGCCTCGCCAACGCCGTGCCAATCTCCCACCGCATCGGCGCCCGCGGGTTCTGCCTCGACGTCCTGGTGCTCGACGAGTCGTGCCTGCCGCTGAGCGACCGCGCCGCCGACGAGCTGCTGCCGACGGTGCACGGCAGCCAGCTCGGCCACGTCTACGAACTGAGGCGCGTATGACGCCGACCGCTGGCCGCATCGTGCAGTTCGTCCCGCCGAACGTGAGCGCCGCCGACGCCGAGGCCGAGGCACGTCCCGCGTTGATCACCGACGTGCTGAGCGCGAGCACGGGCCTGGTGTCCCTGTGCGTGTTCACCACGACGGGGTTCGCCTGGCCGCAGGAGGTCGCGCACGCCGACACACCGACGCCCGGCTGCTGGAACTGGCCGCCACGCGTCTGATCGTCCACCAGCTCGCCCCGGCCCGCGCGTGAGTGTGTCCGCGCCGGTCGGGGCGCACCAGGGTTCCTAGCTCAATTGGGAGAGCAGCGGTCTCCAAAGCCGCCGGTTGCAGGTTCGACCCCTGCGGAGCCCGCGTTTCTCGAGAACGGCTAACCCGCCGGCACTCGCATCACTGCACGTCAAACCACCGAGGGGCTGCGACCAGCTAACCCGCCGACCACAACAGGAGTGAATCATGCGCGCACCGTCGACCGTCGAGGTACCTTGCCCGGCCTGCGGTGAGCCGATCGCCCTCGCCATCGGGTTTGAGATGGCCGAGCCGGTCGACGCCGACGCCGATACCGCGCCGGTGTTGGTGCGCCCCGTGGATCTGCAGGAGCGTGCGCAGGAGCACCGCGAGGTGTGCCCGGTGATGACCGGCGGTGGCCGCGATGAGTGACCCGAAGGCAACGCGCCTCGACGAGCTGCGCCGTCTGCACGGCCGCATCACTGAGGCCGTGTTCAACCCCGAGACGCCCCCGCGTGACCTCGCCTCGCTGAGTCGCCGACTCATGGAGATCAGCAAGGAAATCGAAACGATCGAGCTGCAGCGCGCCGAGGCGGGCGAAGGCAAGCCCGCGGCCCCGGCCGACGAGGCGTTCGATGGTTCGGACCTCTGAGCCGAGGCTTTCCGAAGTAGCTCGCCACGTCGTCAAGCCCGAGGGCATCGTCTCGACGTCGTGGCCCGGCGTGCGCCATGAGTGCAACGTCAACATGGGTCTGTACTTCGATCAGTGGCAGGACGACCTCGGAAAGCTAGTGTGCGCCAAGCGATCCGACGGCCTCTATGCCGCCGACATGTTCGCCATGAGCGTGCCAAGGCAGACAGGCAAGACCTACTTTCTCGGCGCCCTGGTGTTCGCGCTGTGCAAGATGACGCCGGGCACAACGGTGATCTGGACGGCGCACCGCACCCGTACTGCGGCCGAGACGTTCAAGAGCATGCAGGCCCTCGCGCTGCGCGAGCAGATCGCCCCACATGTGCAGCAGGTGCTCACCGGCAACGGTAAAGAGGCCGTGCTGTTCGTCAACGGGTCACGCATCCTGTTCGGCGCCCGTGAGAAGGGCTTTGGTCGAGGGTTCGCCAAGGTCGACGTGCTGATCTTCGATGAGGCGCAGATCCTCACCGAGAACGCGATGGACGACATGATCCCGGCGACCAATGCGTCGCCTAACGGTCTGATCCTGTTCGCGGGCACGCCCCCGAAGCCGACTGATCCCGGCGAGGTGTTCACCAACCTGCGGCAGGAAGCGATCGACGGCGAGAGCGACGACGTTGCGTTCGTCGAGATATCGGCCGACGAGGATGCCAAGCCCGACGATCAGACGCAGTGGCGCCGGATGAATCCGAGCTACCCGCACCGCACGTCGGCCCGGTCAATCATGCGTATGCGTAAAGCGTTGTCCGAGGACAGCTTTAGGCGCGAGGCAATGGGGATCTGGGACAAGCTCGCCCTGCACAGTGCTGTGGTCAAGCCCGCCGTGTGGCGTGACCTCGGCGACCCGCTTGGCCCCGAGGACGGCGCGAAGCCGCACGCCCTTGGTGTCGACATGTCGCACGGCGGTGCCCTGTCGATCGGCGCCTGCTGGTTCATGGACGACGACGGCCGACACATCGAGCAGGTGTGGGCTGGCGATGACACTGCGGCGGCCCTCGACTGGATCGAGGCCCGAGCTGGTCGTCGTATCCCCGTGATCATCGACGGCGCGAGTCCTGCGGCGGCGATGGTGCCCGAGCTGAAACGTCGCCGGTGCAAGGTCCGCGTGACCACGGCTGGCGATATGGCGAAGGCGTGCGGCCTGTTTGAGAACAACGTGAAGGGCGACACCCTGACGCACGGCGAGCAGGCCGACCTCACCGACGCGCTCAAGGGCGCGAAGAAACGGCCGATCCGCGACGCGGGCGGCTGGGGCTGGGATCGGCGCGACCCGACATGCGTAATCCATCCACTAGTTGCCGCCACGCTGGCGCTGTTCGGCGCGCTCGACGCGCCCAAGCGATCCGGCGGCGGCGCGATGTTCGTATGAGAGGGGGCCGTGTGGCCGTCATTCCGCAGCCTTATGTTGACGACCAGGTGGTCGACGACGGCGAGGTGCAGTGGCCCGCCGACGCGCTCGACGAGGGCGCCGTCGGCAAGGTCGTCGCCGACATGTACACCATGCACCTCGCCGACCGTGGCGAGTTTGATCGGATCTACGAGTACGTCAAGGGGGAGCGCGGCAAGCCGAGCGTGCCCGACGAGGCAAGCGACGAGGTGAAAGAGCTTGCGGGCATGTCGGTTAAGAACGTGCTGCGGATGGTCCGCAATTCGTTCGCGCAATCGCTGTCCGTCGTCGGGTACCGCACGATCGCCGCGCAGAAGAATGACCCGGCGTGGGAGATCTGGCAGGCCAACCGGCTCGACGCCCGGCAGGCCGAGGTGCATCGCCCGGCCGTGCAGTACGGCGTCGCGTACGTCGTGGTGACGCCTGGTGTCGACGGTAAGCCCGAGATCCGTTGCCGCACACCGCGGCGCCTGATCGCCGTCTACGACGACCCGGTGCTCGACGAGTGGCCGCAGTACGCGCTTGAGACGTGGGTGTCGAATAAGGACGCCAAGCCGCACCTGCGGGGCGTCCTGTATGACGACCTGTACATGTACGAGCTTGACCTCGGGCCGCTGCCGACGACGGCGCAGGGGCAGGCCGAGATCGGCAGCAAGCCAGTCACGTTGAACAGCATTGTTGACGTGATCCCGCACAACGCGACGGCCGACGGTGAGCCCGTGTGCCCGGTGGTCCGGTTCATCAACGACCGCGACGCTGACGACATGATCGTCGGCGAGATCGAGCCGCTGATCGGAATGCAGCGCGCGATCAATTGCGTGAACTTCGACCGGCTGATCGTGTCGCGGTTCGGCGCCAACCCGCAGCGTGTCATCACCGGATGGACGGGCGCCAAAAACGAGGTGCTGCGCGCATCGGCGTTGCGCGTCTGGACGTTTGAAGATCCCGAGGTCAAGGCGCAGGCGTTCCCGCCCGCATCGGTCGAGCCGTACAACGCGGTGCTCGACGAGATGGTGCAGCACGTCGTGATGGAAGCGCAGATATCGCCGTCGCAGGTCAAGCTGATCAACGTCTCGGCAGATGCCCTCGCGGCGGCCGAGCACCGCGAGCAGCTCAAGCTCGCCAACAAGCGCGAGAGTTTCGGCGAGTCGTGGGAGCAAGTGCTGCGCCTGGCCGTCGAGATGGACAGCGACAGCGGCACTGTGGTCGATCCGGCCGCCGAGGTGATCTGGCGTGACACCGAGGCCCGTTCGTTCGGCGCGGTGGTCGACGGCGTGGTGAAGCTCGCGCAGGTCGGCGTTCCGATCGAGTTCCTGCTGCCAATGGTGCCCGGCATGACGCAGCAGATCATCCAAGCAATCAAGGACGCCATGCGCAGCGGCAAGACGCAGACGCTCGTCGATGCGCTGCTCGCTGCGAAGCCCGGCGCCCTACCGGACGCACCGCCGGTCGACGAGGTAGTCGCCGCCGATCCGGCCAACAACGACGGGGGCGCAGCGAATGACAACAGCGGTACCGGAGTTCCAGGGGGCGCTAGCGCAACTGGCTAGCCGCGTTGGCGGGGCGATCGACACTCTGGTGCCGCGCCTCGCCGACGCGACGCAGCGCGAGGGCATGGCGCTGATCACCGACGCCTACCCGGCGCTGGTCGACCCGTTCCTCGGCGCTGCTGGCGAGCTGACGACGCAGTGGTACACCGAGCAGCCCGGCGGCGTCGAGGGGTTCGCCGCCGAGCCTGCGGCCCTGCCAGATCCCAGCCAGCTCGCCGCCAACGGCCGCTGGTCGCTGCTGCAGACCGACCCGATACGGGCGCTGCGGGGCTCGTCGACACGGGCCGTGTTCGGGCAGTCGCGCCGCACGGTGCTCGACAACGTGGCCCGCGAGGGCGTCAAGTGGGCGCGGTACGCCTCGGCGGGGGCCTGCGGGTTCTGCCGGATGCTCGCCACCCGCTCGCTGACCTACGAGGACACCGGCGCACCGGGGCTCTACAGCACCAAGTACACGGCGCTGCACGGACATTCCAACGCCCTCGACGCCAAGGGGCACGATCACTGCAAGTGCCTGGCGGTCCCGCTGCGCGACGGGCAGACCTACGAGCCCCCGCCGTACGTGCACGACTGGCTCGACGACTACCAGGCCGTCTCACGCGACGCCGACGGCGTGCTGCGCAAGCCCGGCGTGATCGCAAAGGCGATGGAAACCCGCGGCGCTGAACGCACCCGGCTGCACCGCATCGGGCAGTGGCTCGACGCCGAGGACGAACACCGGCACGCGGTGGCCTATTACGAGCGGGTCGACGAGGAACTCGCCAAGGTGCTGGGCGTCGAGCCCGAGGCCCCGGCGAAGCCGACGCGCAAGCCGAAACGCACCCTCGACGAGGTTGAGGCCGAGCTGTCCGCGGCGATCGAGGCGGGCGACGAGGACCGTATCGACAAGCTCGTCGCCGAGATGGACCGTATCGAGGAACGGGACCAGGCCGCCGCCGCCAAGGCCGCCGCGAAGCAGGCCGCCAAAGAGGCCGAGCAGCAGGCGCAGCTCGACCGGATGGGCGCGCTCATGGAGCAGGGCTACGACGAGGCCGAGGCCGAAAGCGAAGTGTTTGGTACGGATCTGGACACGATCCGCAAACGCGAGTTCATGGCGCAGGCGCGACGCGACGGGCACACCGGCAAGTCGTTTGAGGAACTGCTCGGGTGGGTGCTTGAGGACATGATCAGCGCGCAGTATTGGGCGGCCGAGGATGCCACCAACGGCGTGATGGTCAAGCGCCAATGGCGCGACTCATACGACCCGCGAAAGCTGTGGAGCGCCAACGAGACAACGGCCCGCAAGTACATGAGCGAGGAAATGGCCGCGTGGTTCGACGAGCACGGCCGCGTGACTCGCGCAGCGTTGAGGGAGGCCGTTTTGTCAGGACGTGGCTGGAAGCAGAGCGCCATGACCGCGGACTTCCTGCAGTGAACCGCGACGAGCTGGTCGCCGCGTGGCAGGAGGGGCGCGCGGCGGCCGTCGGCACGCCAAACCCGTACGCGGGCAAGGGCGCACCGGCCCGGCTGTGGCGTCGCGGGTACCGCCGGATGCTGCTCGACATGCTCACAAATTCGCCGGCTGCGCAGGCGTACGAGAACGGCCGCGCCGACTAGCGCGCTGCCACAACAGGATTCCCGCCGACCGCGGGTAGTTGCACGACCCCACAACTGAATAGGAGTACCGACATGGCCGAGACTGACGCCCCCGAGACGCCCGACGCACCCGAGGGTGAACAGCCCGAGGGCGGCAAGCAGGCAGCCAAGCCCGACGCGCCTACCGGCGGCGAGGGCAAGACCTACACGCAGGCCGAGCTTGACGCGCTGCTGGCGCCGCTGCAGTCCGCTGCCAGCGAGCTGCAGACGATCAAGGACAAGGACAAGACCGAGCTGCAGCGCGAGCGCGACGCCCGTATCGCAGCTGAAAACGAGCGGGACACAGTGCGTTTCGAGTCCATGCGCGATCGGATCGCCAACCGTCCCGGCAAGGTCGTCCCGGTCGCATCACTGACCGGAAAGACCGAGGCCGAGCTGATCGCCTCGGCTGACGCGCTGATCGCCTGGCGTGAGGAACATTCCGGCGGCGAGCCCCCGGAAAAGAAGCAGCGACGCAACCCCGCGGGTGGCGGCGGCAGTCTCAAGAGCGGTGCTACCGGCTCTGATTCCGCGTCGACCGACCCCAAGGTGCGGGCCGCAGAAGCGTTGCGGCGCTTGCGGTCTAGCGAGTAACACCCCGCAACACCACAACTTCCGCTCGGGGAACGGCCTCGGCGGTTGATCAACACAACTGAATAGGAGCCAACATGGCTGACATTTCACGCGCCGAGGTCGCTGGTCTGATCCAGGACGCCTACAGCGACACGCTGCTCGCCGCCGCCAAGCAGGGCAGCACCGTCCTGTCCGCGTTCACCAACGTGAACATGGGCACCAAGACCACGCACCTCCCCGTGCTGGCGACCCTGCCCGAGGCCGGTTGGGTCGGCGAGTCTGCAACCGAGGCGACCGGCGTCAAGCCGCAGTCCAAGGTCACGTGGACGAACCGCACCCTGGTCGCCGAGGAAATCGCGGTGATCATCCCGGTGCACGAAAACGTGATCGACGACGCCACCGTCGCGATCCTGACCGAGGTCGCCGAGCTGGGCGGGCAGGCGATCGGCAAGAAGCTCGATCAGGCCGTCATGTTCGGCATCGACAAGCCCGCATCCTGGGTGAGCCCGGCGCTGGTACAGGCCGCGATCGCCGCGGGGCAGGCCGTCGCGCACGTCGGTGGCACGGCCAACCCGTCCGACCTCGTTGGTTCTGCCAACCAGGTCGCCGAGAAGGTTGCGATGGCCGGTTGGGCGCCCGACACCCTGCTGTCGAGCCTGGCGCTGCGCTACCAGGTCGCCAACGTCCGCGACGCCGACGGAAACCTCGCGTTCCGTGACGGGTCGTTCCTCGGGTTCGGTACCCACTTCAACCGCAACGGCGCATGGGACCCCACCGCCGCTGTCGGCATCGTCGCCGACGCCTCGCGCGTCAAGATCGGTGTGCGGCAGGACATCACGGTGAAGTTCCTCGATCAGGCCACCCTCGGCACCGGCGAGGATCAGATCAACCTCGCCGAGCGCGACATGGTGGCGCTGCGCCTCAAGGCACGGTTCGCCTACGTGCTGGGCGTGTCCGCGACCGCGATGGGCGAGAACAAGACGCCCGTCGGCGTCATCACGCCGGACCTCACCCCGTAGTGCAGGTTCGGCACAGCCTGACGGGCGCAGTCATCAGCGTGCTTCCCGGCACGTCGCTGGCTGCGCTCGTCGAGCGCGACGACAACTGGATCGACTGCACGGGCTGGGCTGAATGGCTGGCCGCCGAGCGCGAGCACCTGGCGGCCGTTGCCGAGTGGCTGGACGCCGAGCAGGCACACAACGACGAGGGGGCGGGCAATGCTGGCGACGCTAGCGGACGTACAGGCCGCGCTGCGGGCTCTACGACGAGCCGACCTGGCCGAGGGGCTGACGGACGCAAGCGAGCTGCTGCAGGAAGCAAGCGACCTCGTAGCGGGGCACCTGTGGCCGTCGGAGGTACCGACGCCGACACCGCCGCCGATATCGCGGGTAGTGGCGGCGATGGTCGCGGCGGCCCTGACGCGGCCGACGGAGATCCTGCCGGAAACGCAAAGCCTGCAAGCTGACGGGTTCGGCGTGACGTTCACGCCGGGCACCGGCTCGCCGGGGCCGTACCTCACTGCTGCGCTCAAGGCCCGGCTGCGGCCGTACCGCAGCGGCATGGCCTCGGTTGCGATGGGAAGCGAGCGGTACTGAATGTTTCCCGCGACGCACAAGGTGCTGCACACAACGCAGGTGAAGGTCGGGGAAAACGCTGCGGGACAGGTGAAAACCGAGCCCCGCACGCGCGAGCGGTTCGTCGTGTCGCTGCGGAGTCGGGTCGACGAGCCCGGCACCGCGGCGGCCGACGCCGACCAGGTGCTCACCGAGTACACGATGGTGACGCCTGACCCCGATTGGTTCCACGACGACCAGGTGACCGACGCCCGCGGGCGCAAGTTCCTGGTGCAAGGCGAGCCCGAGGACTACAACCTCGGGCCGTTCGGGTTCACGCCCGGCTACCGGGTGACGCTGCGAAAGGTGGTGAAGCGTGCCATACCGACCGCTTGACATGCCTTTCAGCGAGCACCGCGATATCCGCACCTCGCCCGAGATGAAAGCCGAGATCGAGCGTATCGCTGCGGATCTGCGCGACCGGGCCGCACGCAAGGCCGACGCGCAGACAGAGATCGACGGCGCAGGCGAGGGTTACGTGATGGTCCCGGCGCACAGCCGCGACCGTGCGCGGGCGTTCGTGCGCGCCGATTCCGGCGAGGCGATCGCCGCAGAGGACGACGTGGCGCCGCTCATGCAGGTGTCGGCAGAGCTGGGGCCGTCGTGACGGTCCTAGTCCCGCCAGTCGGCCCGCTGACGGCCGCGCGGCGCTACCTGCTCGACGAGCTGGCGGCCCGCAACAACCCGCTGCCCGTCGGCGGCGAGGTGCCCGACGGCGAGCCCGACTCGTATGCGCTGCTGTCGCGGCCCGGTACGAGCACCGACGTGTTCCTGCAGCACAGCCTGATTCGCGTGCGGGTGTACGACGGCGACCTCGTACGGCTGGAACGCAACGCCGATCTGGTGCACCGGCTGCTGCTGCACGCGGTGCACAAGCACATCGTCGTGCCCGACGAGGGCGCGGTGTGGATCACCGGCGCCACACATGAGTACGGCCCGGCTGACTTAGACGACAAGCGCGTGCCGCTGTTCGGGATGCAGTCGGCCGTGTTCTGGACGATCGGCCTACGCCCCGAGGCGTAGCAACTTGGCCGGCGCGGCTCGCGCACCGGCCGTCACCTGCGGCGATCGCATATCGCTGCAGGCACTAGCAAACACAAACCTCCCTCAAGCCAGTCGGGTTCGGGGGTGTTCATAGTGCCCGCATGTCGCGGGCAGATAGGAGCGCAATATGACCGCACCCACCCCGACGGCATTCGGCGACGCTTCCAAGGTGTTCGCGGCCTCGCCGTCGGATCTGGAAACCGTTGGCGGCCTGTGGTTCGCACCGTTCGGCACCGAGCTGCCCGAGGACGTTGACGAGCCGCTGCACGCCAACTTCAAGAACCTCGGATTCGTCTCGGCCGACGGCGTGACGATCAAGATCGACTCGCAGACGACCCCGATCGAGGTCTGGGGCGGCGACGAGATCGGCGCGCTGCGCGACAAGTTCTCGATCGAGTACAGCATGTCGCTGTTCCAGGTGCTCTCGCCCGAGGTCAACGCGGCGATCTTCGGCGCAGGCAACGTGTCCACCGCGGCGGCCACCGCCGCGCACGGCGCCCGCATGAAGGTGCTCATCAACTCCAAGCTGCCCAAGCGGTGCAGCCTCGTCCTCGATTCGGTCTACGAGGACAAGATCATTCGGCAGGTCGCGCAGATCGCGCAGCTTTCCAGCCTCGCCGATATCAAGCTGGTTCACAACGCCCCGATGGCGTTTGAGCCGACGTTCAAGGTGCTCAAGGGCACCGACGGCAACCACGTCGTGCAGTTCAGCGACGACGGCGTGACCGTCGGCGTCTAGCACCTCGACGCCCCGTGTACCGGCCCCCGCGCGTTTTCCTGGTGGCGCGCGGGGGCTTTCACCGCTTGAACACACCAGGGGCACACCAGGAAACAATCACAGGAGGAATACCAGCATGGCGACCAAGACCACCAAGCAGACCGCGGCCGAGGCCGTTGACGACCAGGCCGTCGAGCCCGTCGAGGCGAACGCCGACGAGCGCGCCTCGATCGCCGAGGAATGGGCCGAGGACTACCCCGAGGGCACTGAGCTGTTCGTCGGCCAGTTCGACGCAGAGGACTTCGATCCCGACTACGGCGTCGCCGAGTTCCCCGAGGGCGCGACGATCGCCGTCAAGCGGTGCCTGCGCAAGCCCCCGCCGGGATGGATTCGCCAGCACGCGCACCTGTCGGATCTTGAGCGCACGTTCGCGCTCATCGAAATGCACGCCAGCGAGCGCGCTTTGGAGATCCTCGACAGCCTCGACGAGAAGCCGTGGAATGACTTTGTCGAGGGCTGGGGCAAGGATGGCGGCCTGATCGAGGGAAAATCTCGCAGGTCTGCGCGGCGACGCAACAGGTAGAGGACGCGATACGCCGCGACCTGATCGTCGCGGGCCGCGAGTTCGACGACGGCAGCATGTCTTGGGCTGACCTGTACGCATTCATATTCGCGGCGCCGCCGCAGTCTGCAATCTTCCATGCCTTTGAGAAGGGCTGGAACACAACCGATTATCTGCTCGCGCACGTCATCGACGCGCTGCGGGTGGGGTTGTGGCAGAACACCGAGGATGCGCAGAAGCGGCCAGCCAAGAACCTGCCCGACCCGTTCCCGCGGCCCGCGGACGACGAGAAGGACAGCGGCGACAGCGAGTACGTCTCTGTCGGTTCGACCGTGGCGACCAAGACAACGGTCGGCAAGTTCCTAGAAATGCGCGCCGAACGCGAAAAGCGTTGGCGCGAAAAGCACAAACGCAAGTAGGGGGCACAGTGGCGGCAACGTATTACCTGACAGTTATTCCAGAGACGAGCCGGGTATACGAGGGCATTCGTCGGGCCGCAGCACGGGCCGACAACATCACTGTGCACCCCAAGGTCGACCAGCGGCAGGCCGAGCGAGACGGCCGCTCTTACGGCGAACGCTTTAAGCGCGGGTTCTCGTCGGCCGCCGCTGGGATCGGCGCCGGGCTCGGCACGATCACCGGCGGGTTCAAGATGGCGGGCAACGCCGCCAGCTCGGTCGTGCGGCACGTGGGTGTCGCGGCGACGACGATCGGCATTGCCGCCAAGATCGCCCGCAGTTTCAGCGTCGGGTTGCTCGCCAGCGCGACGGCCCTGCGGCTGGTCGCCGGTGTGAGCCTCGCCCGGTTGGCTGGCGCCCTGGCGCTGCTGGCGGGCCTCGCCGGGCGCCTGTCTAAGCAAGTCTCTCGCGTGACGTCGGCCGTGCTCGTCCTGGCGGCCGTCGGCAAGACGCTGGCGTTCATGGAGCGCGCCGCCAAGGGGTTCGCCCTCGCCACGGTCGGCGCCTCGCTGGCGATCGGCCTGGCGTCCGCGGCGGCCACTGGCCTCGGGGCTGTGCTCAAGGGCGTGTGGGGGTTCCTGCTCAACGTCGGCGCGGCGGCTGGTGTCGCAGCGGGCGCAATGGTCGGCATCCTCGGCCCCGCTATCGGCGTACTCAAGATCGGGTTTAAGGGCCTGACCGATGCGGCGGGCACCTTTACCGAGCAGTTCAAGGATGCCGACGAGGCGTTTAACAAGATGGTCGGCACCCGCATGGGGCCGCTGCTGTCGGCGTTCCGGGATCTGCGCATGGGGATCGTCGACACGTTCTCGGCGACGCTGCAGCCCGCATTCGCATCGCTCGGCGGCGTGATGGACGGACTACGCCCGCGGGCACAGGCGCTCACGACGACGATGGGACGCATTGGCAACGAGCTGGCGGGCGCGCTCGCCGGGCCTACCGCTACCGGCGCCCTCGACAAGATGTTCGCGGCGTCGGATCGTTTCTTTCAGAACTTCCTCGGCGAGTCCGGTCTGTCGGGCCTGGGCACCGGGCTGCTGCAGTTCGCGGCAACGGCCGCAGACACTTTCGCGGGCACCGGCAAGGGGATCAACGAGGTTCTGCTCAAGGCTGGCGAGTGGCTGCGCGGTATCGACGCGCAGCAGATGAAGAACGTATTTGAGACGCTTCGCGCGTCGGTCGTCAACGCCTGGAACGTGATTAAGCCCGTGATCGAGGGTGTTCGCGCGATCGGGCAGGTTACCGCACCGGCACTCGCGCCGGGCTTTCAGGCGCTCGGGGCTGCGATCGCGCAGGCGGTGCCGGGCCTGGTGCAAATGGCGCAGATCCTCATGCCCGCACTGTCGCAGGTCATCGAGCGCCTGGCGCCGGTGCTGCCTGCGCTCGTCGCGGCGTTCACGCCGTGGGCTGGCACGCTCGCCACGATCGCCCCGCCGCTGGCGTCGATCGTCGCCTACCTGGCGCCGCTGTCGCCGCTGCTGCTCATCACGGTTGCGGCCGTTAAGGCGGTGGCTGTCGGCATGGCCGTGTACAACACCGCAATGCTGTTGGCTGCCAACGCAACCAAGATCGCGCGCACGGCGTGGTTCCTGTTCAACGCGGCGTTTATCGCCAGCCCTATCGGCCTGATCGTCACGGCTGTTGTCGCGCTCGGCGCTGCGCTGTATGCATTTTTCACGCGCACCGAGACGGGCCGCAAGCTGTGGGAGAAGATCTGGACCGCGATTAAGACCGCGGCGTCGGTCGCGTGGGAGTGGATCAAGAACACCCTCGGCAAGGCGTGGGAGCAGATACAGCCGGGCCTGCAGAAGATCGGCGAGGTTGCCAAGCAAGCGTTTTCGGCGCTCGGCAACGCGATCAAGACCGTGTGGGAGTTCATCAAGCCCGCGGTCGAGTGGCTCGGCCGTCTGTGGTTGAGCGTCGCCAAGTTGGAGTTTGGCGCGGCGATCGGGGCACTCAAGGGCCTCGGCGCGGTGATCGGCTGGCTGTGGCAGAACGTCGTCGTGCCCGCATTCAACGGCATTGCCGCCGTTATCTCGGCGTGGTGGACTGGCGTGCAGGCGGTTTGGAACTTCGTGCAGCCTGCCGTCAAGGGTGTCGGCGACGTCATCATGTGGCTGTGGCAGAACGTCGCGGTGCCCGCGTTCGGCGCGATCGGCGGCGCTATCTCGACATGGTGGGATGGCGTTAAGGCGATCTGGGATCTGTTCGGCGCTGCCCTCGACAAGATCGGCACGGGCGTCGGCGTTTTCAAGGACGGCATCGTTACTGCGTTCAACGCCGTTAAGGACGTCATCACGACCGTGTGGGGCGCGATCGGCGGTATCTGGGACAAGATCGTGAACGGCATTGGCACCGTGACGGATGCGCTCAAGGGCGCAGGCGGGACTGTGCTCAACGCCCTCGGGCTCGGCGGTGCTGCTCGCGGTGGCTACATCGCAGGCGGCATGGCGGGGTACGCCAACGGCGGCCAGATCAACGGCCCCGGTACCGGCACAAGCGACAGCATTCTCGGGTTCCCGGCAATGGTGCGCGTCGCCAATGGTGAGTTCGTCACCAACGCCGCGACGACGGGTAAGTACCTCCCGCTGCTGCAGGCGCTCAACGCCGGTGTGCCGCTGTCTGAGATCCTCGGCGGCCTGCTGCCTCGGTTCGCCGAGGGCGGCCTCGTCTCGCCTGACGATCTGGTCAACTTCGCGCAGGGTGTCGACGGCAAGCCGTACGTGTGGGGCGGCACCAACTGGGGCGACTGCTCTGGTGCGGTGTCCGCGATCGCCAACTACGCCACGGGTCGAGATCCGTTCGGCTCGCGGTTCGCCACGGCGACCGAGGGTGACGAGCTGGCGAAGCGTGGGTTCAAGCCGGGCATGGGTCCGACGGGCTCGCTGTCGATCGGTTGGTACAACGGCGGCGCGGCTGGCGGGCACACCGCGGCCACGCTGCCCGACGGCACGCACTTTGAGATGGGCGGCGCTGCGGGCAAGGGGCAGTTCGGCGGGTCTGCTGTCGGGGCTGACGCCTCGCAGTTCACCAACCAGATGCACCTGCCTCCCGAGGCGTTCGACGGTCTCGACGGTGGGGCTGCGACGATCGGGTCGAGCACCTCGGCGAGCGGGCTCAGCAGCGGCGGCGGTGGTGGTTCGTACACCCCGGCGACCAGTGCTCAGCTCAGCAGCTCGTCGAAGAAGGTCGACAGTGCCAAGACGTCGGCCAAGAACGCCGACCAGGCGGTCGACGACGCCACGTATCGGCGGGACAAGGCGCAGCAGCGGCTCGACGACGCCAAGGCCAAGGGCAAGGGTGTCGACGACGCGCAGCACGCGCTCGACGTCTCCAACCGCGAGCTGGTCGACGCGCAGGAGCGGCAGACCAAGGCTCACGACAAGGTGACCGAGGTAACCAACGCCGACACCGAGCTGCGCACAAAGGGCAAGTTCACGGAGGGCACCGCAGGCTCGTCGAGCAGCGGCGGCCTGACCGGAGCGGACTTCGGCAAGACGTTCGTTTCGGGGGCGCTTGAGTCGATCGGGCTCGACGGGTCGCTGTTCAGCAATCCGCTTGAGTGGCCGACGGTTAAGTCGCTCATGGCTGGCATCAACTTCGCCGGTGGTCTGCTCTCGGGCGGCGCCGGTGCGGACGCCAGCGCGGCGGGCGCCGCTACGAGCCCTGGTGGCTTCGCAAGCGGCGCAGCGGATGCGGTCGGCCTCGGTGGTCTGCTGACGTCTCTCGCGCCCGGTGAGCGCAACGCAGCGGGTGATCAGGCCGCGGGCTGGACTGCTGAGAGTGGCAGCCCGGCGCTGGCGCCTGGTCAGTTCAACCCCGCTGTTGCGGGTGCCGGTGGGGCGAGCGTCGCCTCGGGCGCCGTCGGTGCCATGTCGGCATTCGTGCCGGGTGCGAGCGATCCGCAGCAGCACGGACAGAGCCAAGGCGCGGCCCCCGGCCCGTCGGGTGACGTCGTGTTCGCAGGCAACGTCGGCATGGACCCGGCAGCCCTGCGCGGCCAGTTCCGCAGCGAGCTCAACTCGCGCCGACGCTACACCTAGCAGCAAACGCACGGCGGGCCGTCGCAAGTCACTGACCTGCGGCGGCCCGCTCTGCCGGCGCCCAAGCTGGCTAACAACACAACTGAATACGGGGGCACAATCCGGTGAGTCTCGGCGGCATTCACGACGACTTCTATCTCGACCCGCCAAAGTACGAATACGACGCCGAGGGACGCCCGCTCTACGGCGTCGAGAATCCGGCGCACCCGTCCTGGCGGCGCATGACCAACTGGGCCGACATGGGCCGCAATGGCGAGTACCTGCGGTCGACGCAAACCAAGTGGGTCTATATCCACCCGAGCAACAACAAGGTGTGGCACCTCGCCGGGCCTATGCGCGGCCGTGAGGGCATTGCGCTGGCGCGCGAGCTTGAGGGCGTCATGCAGCCTGAGTTCGAGATCCTGTACAGCGAGGGCGCGTACACGATCGGCGCCAAGCCCGAGCGGGTCAACTACAAAAAGCGCACGATCGACCTCGGCGTCGTGGTGCAGCCAAACGGCAACGCCGAACGGATCGAGGAGCCTAACCCGTTCTCGTACCGGCTGATTGAGGATTCCTGGTGGTCGTCGCTGTCTGAGACGGTGCCGGGGTTCCTCGGATCGTTCACCCGTACGCACGGCTGGCGGTGGCTGGCGGTTCTGCTCGCGGGGCCGTCCAAGACGTCGCTGCGCGTCGACCCGGTGAGCAACGACAACAACTCGATGCAGTGGAACATCACGTTTCACGCGCCGTGGCCGTTCTACACCAAGCGCACGCTGACTAAGCCGTGGCTGTCGAGCCTCGACAACGTGCTCGCCAACGACGGTGTGGCGCAGGGGATCATCTCTTGCCCGAACCGCGGCACGTGGGAAGCGTGGCCCAAGTACCTGGTGAAGGGGCACGGGCAGGCGTCGATCCAAGACGGCACCGGCGGCCCGATCGTCAAGCTGCCCAAGCTGTACCCGACGGATGGCAGCTACATGATGGTTGACACCGACCCGACTAAGCGCACGATCACAACCGAGAAAGATCCGGTTGACTCGCAGCTCTACAAGTACCTGCGCGGGTCGCAGTTGATCGACCTGCTGCTGCACGACGCTACGGCGAGTCGCCTACCGGCACAGCGCCGTATCCCCGGCGGTATCGGTTTCGACGGGAAGATCCCGCCGCGCGAGGTCGCACACATCAAGGTGACGCACGACAACCCGGCTGGGTCGGTGACGTGCATCATGCCGCAGAACTACCGCATGGCGTGGTCGTAATGTACGTACAGAACGGCCGCAAGCTGTGGGTGCCGCCGACGATCGGCGGCAACGGTGTTCCCGATCCCGTCAAGAATCCAATCGAGGCGTACCGATACCTCGACCTCAAGCGCGATCTGATCGACGCCGAGGCCCGCGAGAAGCCGCTAATTCGCCTCTGGGATAACCAGATGCGGTATATCGGCACTGTCGCGGCCGAGAAGTCTGTCGACGCCGAGGAAATGCTGCACGACACCGGGCAGGGCGATATCGTCCTGCGCGGCGACGACTGGCTCGTCGAGTTCATGCGTTCCGACGTCCGCAAGGACGAGGATCTGCACGTCACGATCGACCCCTACCCGCACCGCCGATCGTGGCGGTGGCGGTGGGGCGCCAAGGTCACCAACGTGCGCGTGAAGCGTGGCGAGGACGGCCTGCGCACGGTGACGCTGGAATGCGCTCACAACCGCGAACATTGGAAGCACCTGCTATTCGGGGCGACGCCGTTCTCGGCGCCCGAGGTACAGCCCTTGCGGGCCTGGCTCAACATTGGCAATACCCGAACCATCGTGAGCGGAACGGGTTTCATCAACCTCGCTCGCAACTACAACCCGCTGTTGGCGCTGCCCACGCAGTTGTTCAACCCCGGCGCGTGGACTGGCGAGGCGTCAAATGTGTTGAACCTCAACCCTTTGAACTGGCCCGTGCAAATGCAGTTCGTCAATCCGGTGTTCGACAGGTCGCGCCTGACGGTGCTCATGTCGCGGTGGCAGAACGCGCACGACGTGTGCGACGCGCTGCTCAAGTACGCCGGTTGCCACGTTCGTGCGTACACATGGCTGACAGAGGACGAGGACAGCCCGCACCCCGAGCTTGCCCTGCTGATCGGCGAGGCGGCGGCCCGGCCGTCGCGGAACTGCATTGTGCTTGCGGTAGAGGACATGTCGGGCACGGTCGGGATCACGGGCACGGCCCTCGACGGGGCGCTCGACCTGATCGCAGTCTCGGCTGACAACATTCTGAGCACGCTCATTCCGATCGACCGTGATGGCGACGGGGAGCCTGATCCGTTCATCCGCAACCTGCTGGGCATCGCACCGCCGGTGCCCGACATAGTGTTTCGGGATACGGAGCAGTCCGCGATTATCTCGGCTGAGCACAGCATGTTTCGCGCGAAAGCGCAGAAGATAACCACGGGTGGACGCTCGCCTGGCTGGCTCAACCAAACGCAGACATTTTTGATCAAGTATGCGCTGAGCCAACTTTCGGCCGTGATCATGGCTGGCCCCGCAGGTTCCTACCAGCAGCCCGGCAGCTCGGGCATGGAGGAAATTTATCAGGGGCAGGCCGACAACGTGCTGTTGGCCTACATACAGGCCACAGATCCGGTGCGCGCGTTCAGGTCTGGGCCGTATGGCTACCTAGAGCACTTTGAGCAGGGTAGCGGGTCGGCGTACACGGTTGCGTCGGCGATGACGCTGGCCGAGGGGCACCACAAGACGCGCGCCTATCAGGCGTTCAAGGTGTCGATACGAAATGGCGGGCAGCACACGCTGTTCTACGACTTCGACCTCGGTACGCGCTGTCACTTCGAGATTGATCGTCTGTTTCACACGGATCAGGTGTCGGCCCTCAAGCTGCACTACGACGAGTCGACGCCCAAGACGTACGACCTGTCGATCGGTGATGACACGGAATCGGAAAGCGGCCTAGCTCAATTGGCTCGCAATGCCTCGGCGTTCTGGAATGCGCTCGGCACTCTATTCGGATCAGGAGACATGTTCTAAGTGTTGCCACCATTGCCGCCGCTGCCCGACGTGCCCGACTACGAGCCGGGCACGCACACGATCGCCGACGCGATGCATGAAATTGCGGAGCTGCTGCAGTACCCGGTCGACAGCCGGGGCCGACGGTATGACGTCCGGTATCTGTTGCCGGTGCTTGCGTTTCACCTTGCGCAGGCAGGTTGTGTCGTCGACCCCGGCCGCGCCGTGATCAAGAAGCGGCGTATGCCGCTCACGGCCGGTGTCGTCGAGGATGCGGTCGAGTGGGTGCCGGTCGACGCCCCCGACACGATCGAGGACGAGCTGTACGGCGCCACCCTCGACGATCTGCCTCGGCTGTCCGAGGCGGCCCGCGCTGAGTTCATCCGTCGGGCGACCGGCAAGCCTGCCGTCGAGGACGAGGGCGACGTCGATCTCGATGCCCGCACGGCCTGGCATGTGGAGACGTCGATCGTTTTCGACGATTAGCTAACCCGCCGGCAGTGCCGGAATCACTGCCTGACCTGCGGCGGCGCCTCGGGTCGGCAAACCCCATAACTGAATAGGAGCACCATATGGCCGAGCTTGCGCCCCGGCTGACAGGCGATGCTGTCGCACTGTTTCAGACGCTGCTGTCTGCGACGTGGTACGGCATCGTCGGCGACGGCTACACGCCGGGCGGCATGTCCGCGACGCTTGAGATGATCGACGGCGAGGCCGTCATCACGACTGACGTGCTGATCGGCCCCAAGGGCGACAAGGGCGACCCGGCCCCGCTGGTGGATCTGCAGTGGCCCCCGCTGGACTCACCGACTGAGCTGGTCGAGCTGCAGGACGAGCTGACCCTCGCCGACAAGGGCAAGGGCTGGTGGATCGGCACCGTCGTGTACGTCTGGACTGGCAATCAGTTTCAGATGGTGCGGCCCGGCCCGGCGGGGCCTCCCGGCGCCACCCCGCAGATCTCGTTTGAGTTTGAAACCATCCCCATGTCGGAGCGCGGCCCCGGCGTCAAGGACGAGGTAATCCGCAGCGGCACAAGCCTTAACCCGCACATCAAGGTGCGGGCGTTGTCGCCTCCCGGCCCGGTCGGTCCCTCGACGAACATTCTCGACGCCCCCGACTACGACAACAGCGAGCCCCCGACTGACGGGCAGTCGATCGTCTGGAACGAAGTCAAGCAGTTGTGGGTGCCGTCGGACTTCGCGGCCAAGCACCCGCGGCTGTATTCCGTTCCCGAGGCGGCGTTTACGCCGTTCACCGGCCTCGCGCAGCGGCAGTCGATTCTGCAGTACACCGTCGAGCCGCAAGACTTCGCGTGGACCCCGTACGTCACGGGGCACCTCAAGGCGTTTGGGCTTGAGTTCGACAGCGACCCGCTGACGATCGGCGTCGAGGTGCGTCTCGGCGACCCGCAGAGCGGCCAGCTCATCGGCCGTGGCTTCGGCAACATCGCGTCGTGGTCGAACATCCTGCCGCACTTCTCGTCTGGGTCTGACCCGGCGGTGGCGGTGTCTCCCGACAACGGCGTTGCCACCGTGGCCGCCGGTGCGTCGGCCGTTATCAGCGTCAACCTCTACAACGACGGTCTGTTCGGCGCCTACATTTTCAACCGCAACGGCGCGCAGCTCTCGATCCTCGTTGTGCCACAAGGGAGCTAGCCAGCCATGCCGTACACCAAGAGTTACCGCACGATCGTTCCGATTGAGCCGGGCACCGACGTCGAGGTCGTGCGGTGGCTCACCCGCGAGTCGTTTGAGAAAACGGCGGGGTTCGACGGTCTGACGATCGTCGAGTACACCGAGCGCGAGGTGCCGTGGACGGACCTCCCGCCCAAGATCGCCGAGCACCTGCCGCTGCGCGCCGACGAGTACGACTGGCGCGAGTTCGTCGGCACCGGCGCGGTTTCCGAGACACAGATCGAGTGGCTGACCGCCGAGTCGGCCTGGCGTAAGGCAGGGGGCAAGTAGGTGCCTCCCGTATTCGATCGCAACCCGCTGCGGGTCGACCGCGATCCCATGCGGTCGATCTTCGCCGAGCCCGCGAGGCTGCCCAAGCTCGACGCAGGCACGATCTGGGCCGAGTGGCTCAAGGGCCTCAAGGAGCTGACGGGCCTCGACCTGTCCTCGCCGCAGGCGCTTGTGCTGTCGCTCGGCGACATCATCGGCGGCGCCCTGGACCCGCAGCACATCGCCGAAATGATCGGCCAGGTGCTCGGGTACGTCGGCGGCCCGCTGTCGGGGCTGGCGCAGCTCGCCAAGTGGGCGGGCGACCAGCTATTCGGCATCATCGACCCCGGCCGTCTGCCGCTGCTGCCTCTGGGGCACGTGTCGCAGGCGTCGCCGAACCTGCTGCCGAACGGTGCCTTTACCGACGTCGTGGCGATCGACGATCCGGCGGGCAAGTGGACGCTCGACGCGACGGTCGGGCGCACCGCGCCGGGCTCGGCGCTGACGCTGGCTGACGGCACGATCCATGAGCTGCTGAGCGTCGACCTGATCCCGGTCGTGGCGGGCACCAAGCTCGACGTCGAGGGTTGGGTGAAGCGGTCCAACGTCGTCGGCACTAACGGCTCGATCTACCTCGGGCTGACGGCGTACAGCGACACCAAGGGCGCCACACAGGCGACTGCAGCCCCGAACCGGCCGACCGTGGCTCTCATGTCCACCGTGACCGGCACGGACGATTGGGTGAAGCTGAGCGGCACGTACACCGTCCCGGCTACGGGCGTCGCCAGCGTGCGCCTGCGCCTGGCCGTCACCAACGGCGCGACCGCGGGCTCGATCTGGTTCGACGACCTTCGGCTCGCCAAGGGCGCCAACCTGCTGCACATCGACTTCGTGGACGGGCTCGGCGACGAGCTGGCGGGCGCGTGGGCGGCGATCGAGGGCGCGGTCGAGCAGCTCGGGAACTTCCTCGGCCTCGACAAGTGGCAGGAGTTCCTCAACGCGGCGGCCGGTGGGATCGGCGGCACCATTCACTCGATCATCGACCGAATCGTGCACCTCGGCCTCGACGGCAGTTTCGACGCCTCGCAACTGATCAACGTCCGCAACATTCCGACGCTGCCGAACCTCGTCATGGAGGGCATCAACGGCATAGCCAATATCGGCGAGTCGATACAGAACACGATCGACTACCTGTGGTCGGCGTTCACCGGGCAGCACGGCACCAGCAAGAGTATGGCGGCGCTCGCGCAGGCAGCGCAGCAGACCTCGCTCGATATCACGCAAGCGGTACGGCTGGCGCAGGCGCATACGGCGATCCTGTCCGAGCGTCGCAACAAGCCCGCATACCTCGGGCTCGCCGACACGGTAGAGGCATCGTTCCCGCTGTCCGATATCGCCTCTGGCACAACGCCGCCGAGCATCACCGTCTCGGCGACTGTGGCGCCTATGGGGTTCATCCGCGCAGCCGAGGGCTCAACCAAGGGCTTCGTGCAGTGGATCGGCAACGGCGTCGCCAACATCACGGGGTTCTACGTGAACGTCTACCGCATGAACGCGGCGGGCGACCTCACGCTGCTGCACACCTCGCCGGATCTGCAGTCACAGCTCACGGCGACGTGGGCGTGGCAGGCGTACGTATTCTCGGGCGCCAATCAGGTTGTCGTCGAGCCTGGCGACGTCCTGGCGGCCGAGTTCGTCATCACCGGATCGGGCACGCACGCGATCGCGGGCATGGCGGCGTCGTGGGTTCCGAGCCATCCGACGGCAGCACCCAAGCGCCTTGGCGCGGTGCGCAACCCGAGCGGCAACCGCAGCCCGGCTACGGTCGCGGCGGCGAGCGTCGGCTACACCGGCGCTGGCATCCCGTGGCTGTCCTTCGGGATCTCCAACGTGGCAGCGGATTACGAGGCACCCGTGACGTCCGAGTACGACACGGCGGGCACCTACACGTACCAGATCCCCGCGTGGGCCGTGTACCTCGACCTGGTGGCGATCGGCGGCGGTGGCGGCGGCGGTTCATCGTTCGCATTCACTACCGGACAGGGCGGCGGGTATGGCTACTGGTCGGGCAAGACGCTGCAGCGTGGCGTCGACTTCCCCGCCAACGCAACGCAGTTGACGGTCGTCGTCGGCAACGGTGGCGGCATCACTACCGCCGAGGGGCGCAACGGCGACCCCTCGGGTGTCGGCTGGGTCGACCTCAACGGCACCACGCAGCAGTTGGTCGGCGCGGGCGGGGCGTACGGCGGGCAAGGCCCGAACCACAACCCGAACAACCCGAACGGCAACACCGCCGGTCGCGGCTCGTCGAACTTCCAATGGCGCAGCAAGACCTACTTCGGTGGGACTGACGCGACATATGCAGGCGGCAGCTTCCCCGGCGGCGGTGGCTCTGGCGCGGCGCCGTACCTGCAGGGGTACGGCGGCGGCCCCGGCGCCGTGTGGGTCACCGCGCGGCAATCCCCTGACGACTGAGAGGTGGCGTCATGGCGTGGTCGAGTAACCCGCAGCCCTTCCAACGTGCGGCCCGCGGCTGGTCGGTTGATCCCGGCCCGGCCGCGGGGCACGCCCCGTCCGTCGGTTGGCAGGCCGTGGTTAGCGAGCTGGCGGCGGCGCTGAGCATTTCGCAGGCGCAGGCGGCCGTCGCTGTCACCGTGACGGCGCGGGCGCTGTCCGTGGACGTGGCGCAGGCCGCGGTGCTGCTACGGCTGGCGGCCCCCGCGGTGTCGACGAGCGTCGCCAGCGCGGCGGCCCGTGAGCACTACTACGCCGACGGCCCCGCAGTGTCGACGAGCGTCGCGTCGGCGGCGATGGTCGCCAAGCTCGTCGCGGCGGCGATCGGGTCGAGCACCGCGACTGCGGCGGCACTGCTCAAGGCGGCCGCTCAAGCCAGCTCGTCGAGCACGGCGTCGGCGGTGGGCGCCTTTCCGGCCAACGCCCCGGCCGCACTGCAGATCACAGCAGCCGGTGCCTACACGTACACGATCCCGTGGTGGTGTCGAAAGATCGACGTCGTGCTGCTCGGTGCGGGCGGCGGCGGCCGAGGCGGCAATGCCGGATATAGCCACGGTGTCGGCGGTGGGGCGGGCGTCTGGCAGGTGGTCACGCTGACTCGCGGTGTCGACATTGCGTGGACGTTGGCGCAGATCACCGGATCGGTCGGCGCGGGCGGTGCGCGCGGTAACCCTGGCGGTTTCGCCGCGGGTGGCCCGACGACGGCGACGGCAGGCACATCGACGCTGAGCGCCGCCGGTGGCGGCGGTGCGGCCAGTTCCAGCGTTGCCGGTTTGAGCCCCGGCAATCAGACCGTCAACGGCGTTCTGTACACCGGCGGCCTGCAGGTGACCGGCTACCAGGTGAACGGCAACCCGCCTGGCGGCGGTGGCAGCGGCGGCGAGGGCGGGCTGTTCTCGGGTATCACCGGCGGCGGCGTCGGTGGTATCGGCTCCGCATGGTTCCGCGCCTACCAGTAGCAACGCGGCCGGCACGACTCGACAACACCCTGTGACCTGCGGCGATCCTTCATGCGCGCGGCACGTAGCTAACAACTGAATAGGAGCATGACATGGCAGGAGCGGCTGACGCTTTCAAGCTGGCGATTATCACGGCGATCGGGGCGCAGGGCGGCCTGATCAGCTTGCACTCTGCAGATCCCGGCGTCACCGGCGCCAACGAACTCACCGGCGGCAGCTATGCCCGCAAGACGACGACGTGGGGCACCGCGGCGATCGTGTCCGGCGGCAATGACAACGGCAAGGCGCAGATCGTCGGCAGCACACAGACTTTCGCCGTACCGGCCGGTGTAGCGGTCACCTACTACAGCGTGCGCAAGTCTGACGGCACGTTCCTGTACGCAAAGCCGCTGACGCCCGGCGTCACTCTCAACGCCGCTGGCTCGGTCGACGTCACGCCGTCGCACGTGTACGACCTCGCCCCTTAATTCTCGGAAAGTGAAGGCATACAGTTGATTACACGCGCGAATATCGAGGCGGCCAAGCAGCTTGTGCGGGTGCGCCTCGGCGACCCGTACGCCTTTGGCGGCATGTTCTCGGCGAGCAACCTGCGGCAGGGCACCGACTGCTCGGGTGTCTGGAATGACGCCCTCGGCATGGTCGTCGGCCGTTTCCAGTGGGGCCGCGAGCCCGAGGGTGCGACCACCGAGTCGTACCGGCGCAAGAGCCAAGGGGGCTCGCTGCCCGACGGTGTGCCCGGCCCGTTCGGCACGATCGCCGTCGCACGGCCGCAGGACATTCCAGCCAACGCTGTCGCCAAGCTGGCGTTTCATCACGGCCCCGGCGGCGGTGCCAACTCGCACATGTGGGGCGAGCTGGACGGTATGCGGATCGAGTCGGCTGGCAGCAAGGGCCTGGTGACGGCCCCCGCGGCATGGACGGTCGACAACCCGTACGCGAACGCATGGGCGTACCTGCCCGGCCCGATCGTCGAGGACGGCACGGCGCCAACGATTCCCGAGCCCGCTGACACGCTGTACGCCGACGTGTCCGAGTGGCAGGTGCCCGTCACCGACGCCTACACCGACGCCGGGTACCGGGTGCTGTGCATCCGATCCAACGACGGCACGCACCGCGACCTCGACTGGGCGAGTAACTACGCCTGGTGCAAGCGGGCGGCCGACGACGGGCGCCTCGCGTGCTTCCTCGTCTACTTCGTCTGGCGGCCCGACTGGCGGGCCGCGGTCGAGACGTTCAAAGCTCAAGTGGGGCAGCCGCATCCCAAGATGGCGGTAATGCTCGACGTCGAGAGCTGGGGCGGCCAGATCGGCGGCGACCAGTCCGACGGGATCAACGCCGCGTTTGAGTCGATCGCCGAGTACGTCGGCGACCGGCGCAAGGTGATCGGCTACGGCAACACCGGCGACCTCAACAACCTATGGCCGCGCAAGCCCGAGGGCGTTCGGCTGGTCGTCGCCGGATACGGCCGTCTCCCAACCTATCCCGGCATGATCGCCCACCAGTACACCGACGGGCAGGGCTACGGCGGCGGCCTGCCCGAGGGCGCCCCGCCATTCGGCAACTGCGACATGAACGCCGCAAACGGGCTCACCGCAACCGCATTCGCGGCGGCTCTCGGCATCGAAACAACTACACAGGAGGATGATCCCTTGTCTGCACTCACCCCGGCCGAGCAACGCGAACTGCTCGACCTGCTGCGCTGGATCGCGGCGCCCAACACCGGCGAGCTGCGCAAGCGGTTCCCGTCCCGTTCGCCGCTGCGCGCCCTCGGCGAGGGGCTGATCGACACCGCCGCGGGCATCGCGCTGAACGACGACGCGAACGATCACGTGGCGCTCGTCATCGACCTCGCCAAGATCGGCGATCCCGGCACCCTCGCGCTGCTGCGGTCGATCGCGGCGGCCGACCCGGTGAAGTACCCCGACCGGCAGGCCGATCGCCAGCTCGCGCAGCGCATCCTCGCCCTCGCGCCGCCGGTGTCGACGAGCCCGACCGCGCCGAGCACCCCGACCACGCCGACGGCCCCCGCGGCAAAAGTCTTGTGCGAGCAGGGCGGTGGCGCGTGCGTCCTGACCGCCGGTGGCGGCGACGGTTCGTGTGCGCTCGCTGGCAGCGAGTGCGTGCTGCGCAAGGGCGGTGCTCTGTGAGCAAGCCCGTACTGCTCACTGCGCAGGGCACCGGCGTGGACATGTGGACGGGTTACCCGGCCGACCTCGCGCGGCGCATGGAGGATCTGTACTACTTCCAGCCGATCGGCAAGTACCCGGCCAAGACGTGGCCTATGGGACCGTCGGCCAAGATCGGTGTCGACGAGGGCGTGAGCCTCGTCCTGCAGCATGAGGCCAAGGCCGCCGCGGAGGTGCCCGACGGTTACGCGCTGTTCGGCTACTCGCAAGGCGGGTGGGTCGTGTCGGATCTGCTCGACGAGTTCCGCACCGGCCGACTCAAGCACCTCAACTACAAGCTGATGGCGGGCGGCACGTTCGGCAACCCGCGCCGCGAGCTGGACAGCAACGGCGGCCGTGGGATCAGCGACAAGCCGCTCGTCGGTACGCCGTCGTTCTGGGTCGACGAGTTCGATCCCGGCGATATCTACGCCAACGTCCCGAACAACGACGTAGGCGAGGACATGACGGCGATCTTCAAGCTCATTCGCATGTCGAGCATCACTGACGTGTTCGGCATCGTGGAGCAGGTCACCGAGATTCTGCAGAGCCCGCTGCGCGAGTTCCCGGCGGCCGTGCAGGCGATCGTTAAGGCGTTCGTGTTCTTCGGCCGCAAGCCGATCACGGCTGCTCACACCGAGTACCACCTGCGCGAGCGTTCGCCGGGTGTCACCTACTACGAGCATGCCGTCGCGCACATGCGCGCTATGGCAGCGTGAGGGGCCGAAAATGAACCGACCCGCTGAGACGATAGTCGGCATGTTGCATAGGGTTTGGGCGGCCGTAGTGCTGTTCGCAAACGAGCGCCTCGGCATTCGCACGTGGGAGGATCTGCGGCTGCAGGTTCACATCGTGAGCCCGTACGCCGTTACGGCAATGGTCACGTGGAACATCGCCAGCGAGGACAGGGCCAAGCTGATCGTCGCCCTGGTGCTCGGCATCGCCAGCCCGGCGCTCGCGTTCTTCAACACCCGCGACGGGTTCCGGCGCTGGGTCTACGGACTGTTGCCACCCATACAGGCGTTCGTCGTCGGGTTCGGGTGGGCTGACGACTCGACACTGACGCCGATCATGGCGGCGATCGTCGCGCTGCTCGGCGGCGCCCTGGCGGCCACCAACACCCGCACGTCGGTCGATCCGGCCAAGCGTGACGAGGCCGCCGCGACGGGAGCGCACGCGGCATGACGTACCGCTTCGTACCCAACTTCGCGCTGCGCATTGTCCAACAGGCGTTGCTCGTCGAGGCGATCGTGCGGGGCTTCAACTACATGTCAACCCCCGATGCGTCGTCGGCTCTCTACACAGAGCTAGAGCAGTCGGCGCCGCTCGGCGTGTGGGGCGCACTGTTCATCACGTGCGGTGTCGTCGGTCTGTTCGGCGAGGCGTGGTTGTCCTACAACGGCAGCTCGCTGCAGTGGTCACACCGCGCCTGGCCGACGTTCATTGCGCACGTCGGGCTACTGGCGCTGTTCCTTGCGTTCGCAGTCTCGTCGCTGCTCGGTGTGCTGTCCCGCGAGCCGATCTACGGATACGTCACCCCGTATGACTTCGCGTTCTTTGCGCTCGGTCATTGGGCTTACGCGAGGCGCCGAAAGCATGTCTGAGACAACCCTGATCGAGCACCTGCCCGACGGCTGGCTCGCCTATGGCGCGGCGGCCGTGTTCCTGCTGTACGTCGTCGGGCAGGCGATCGAGAAGTACGACGCGATCGCCAAGCGCGTGCCGCTGGGCCGCTGGTGGTCCGAGCGCAAGGCCCGCAAGGTCAAGCCGATCGACGCCATGCAGGTCGCCGAGGCCGTCGAGACGGCGCGGCACCAATGGGAGATGGACGGCGAGAGCGCGCTGCAGGTGCTTGAGGCCCGGCTGCTGTCGATCGCTGCGGTGTCCAAGCAGCAGGTGCTCGATATCGACGACCTGCAGGACACCGTGCGGGCGTTCCGCGCGTGGTCTGGCTACGACTCGCGCTGGCATCACCGCCACGACGTCGACAACGCCAACAACCCCGCGCACGTCTACTCGTCGCCTCACCGCGACTTCTTTGAGTACGAGCGCCTCTGGCGCGCAGATCCGGCCGCTGCTGCGGTCCTCACATGAAAGGGGGCGCAATGGGTTTGGCTGCACGCCTCGGGCCGATCGCCCTGGCCCCGACGGGCTGCGCGGTATGCCGGTGGTACCGGGGCCTCGACGACGACGACCGGCAGGCGTTCGACTCATGGATCGGCAGCGGCGGCAATGTGTCGCAGCTCTGGCGTGAGTGCGCCAACGATCCCGACCGGCCGCTGACCGTACAGCGCGCCCGTTTCGCCGAGTGCATCCGCACTCACAACCGAGAGGCCGCACGTGTCGCTAGCTGATCGTCTCGCCACACCGGCGGCGCCTGACGTCCCGCACCGGCCAACCGTGGAGTTCGACAACCGCGGCGCCACGATCGAGACAGGCCCCGTCGAGGCGGCGCCCGGCCAGCCGATCGAGTACGCCGACATTCTGCGCAGCGTCGGGAAAGATCCCGACAAGTGGCGCATCGTCGAGGTTCTGCGCGAGTCGCATTGGCAGACCTACGACGAGCGTTGGCTCGCCGCGTACCGGCTGCGGTGCGAGGTCGTCGAGGCCGACCCGAGCACGGGGCTTGAGGCGCTGATCGCCAACGCTCGCAAGGTGCCGACGATCGGCGCCGCCAGCTCGCCGTACTGGTACGTATTCCAGGCGGCCGACCTGCAGCTCGGCAAGCGGTCACGTGACGGAAGTACCGAGCAGATCGTCGAGCAGTTCGTGCAGTCCCTCGACGCCGCCGGGCGGCAGTTCCGCGAGCTGGCGGGCCGCGGGATCGCGGGCGTGCAGATCTCGATGCCCGGCGATATCTGCGAGGGCGTGGTGTCGCAGAAGGGCGCCAACGCCTGGCTGACGCAGGAGACGATCACCGAGCAGTACCGGCTCATGCGGCGGCTGATGCTTGAGGCTGTCGACGTGTTCCGCGCGGCGCCCGAGGTCAAGCTCGACGTCGTGAACGGCAACCACGACCAGGCGCACCGCATGTGGAACACCAACCCCGGCGACGGGTGGGCGACCGAGGCCGCGATCGCCGTGCGCGACGCGATGGCCCTGGCGCCTGACGTCTACGGGCACTGCGAGGTTCGGGTGCCCGAGGCATGGTCTGGCTCGATGACCGTGCCCGTCGGCGACACCGTGGTCACGGTGGTTCACGGCCACCAGTTCACCAAGGGCAAGGCCCTCGACTGGCTCGCCAAGCAGGCGGTGCACAACCAGCCCGCCGGTGCGACGCAACTGCTGCAGCACGGGCACTGGCATGTCGGGGCGATGGAGCTGCACGCCACCAAGGCGATCGTGTGCTCGCCGACGATGGACTGCGGCAGCGATTGGTTCCGCGAACGGCAGGGCGGCGAGTCGCGTCGAGGCGCGTTCACGTACCTGCTGCGCAGCGGCGAGGTGTCCAACCTCGGGGTGCTGTGATGCGCTGCGCTGACCGGGCCTGGCTGGCGTTGGCCGCCGGTGTCGTCGCCTACGAGGTGGCGGCACCTCCCGGCGAGCTGCTGTCGGAGGGTGTCGACCGTTATCTGCACCGGCGCAAGTGGACAACGCACGCGATCGTCGTCGGCCTGGCGCTGCACCTGCTGAACCTGATTCCCGAGCGGATCGACCCGCTGACGCAGCTCGCGCACGCAACCCGCGGGCGCAGCTAACGCCGGCACTCGCCGCCGGCAAGCCTGCTGAGCTGCGACGACAACGATGCTGGCCGATATCCGGCAAACACTTGAACGCCCCTCGCCTATCCTGGCGGGGGGCGTTTTGTGCGTTGTGCTGTTGACGTGCATACATGTGTGACGTACTGTTGACCCCGCAACACCAACCCACCGGATAGGAGCCGATGAGATGACCACCGCGACAACGACAGTGCGTGAACTGAGCGCCGAGGAAAGGGCAGCCATGCCGCGAGGACTGCAGGTGACCGTCGCCGGTCGACGTCGGACGATCCCGGCGCTGAACGTGCCGCGCTACGAGAACACCGTCGAGGCGATCGAGGCCGACATGCCGGGCGACGAGAATGCGCACCGTCGGCACGCAGCGATCGAGGCCGCCGCGCGGTACCTGTGCGACGAGGCCGAACTCGCCGAGACGATCGGCGACGAGCTGGCTGTCGCCCGCGAGGAATACGAGAAGGCCACCGCGGCGGCCCGCATGGTCGTGCTGCTGTCGGTCGAGGACGGCGCAAGCGAGCTGGGTCTGTCGCAGCGTCTCGGGATCAACCGGCTGACGGTGCGCAAGTACCGCGGCAAGAAGGATCGGTGATCATGCGCAAGCTCGTCGACCGCCTGGCGCACCGGCTCGGGTTCGTCCGATGGTCGAACGTGGTGCAGGGTGAGATCGAGTGGAGGATGGGCGAGCCCGTGCACGTCGACCTCAAGGTGCCCGGCGGGCAGCGTGTCGTCGGGTACGTCGACAGTGGGCCGCGGCTGTGACCGCGGCGGCCAGAGCTGCGCTGGCGGCGTGGCAGGCAATGCCCAGCACGGTCGTGTGCGGCCCTGAGGCGGCCGAGGCTGGCCGAGCTATGGCTGCGGCGCTGTCGGACCTGCTGGCGCAGCCCGGCGAGGTGTGGGTGCTCGACGTGTCGGTCGAAGGCCCCGAGGGCGGCGACTACGACGGGCTGCGCACCGTGCACCTGTCGCGTGAGGGTGCGTTCCGCACGCTGCTCGACAAGCTCGCCGAGCATGGCGTTTCGTTCGGCGATGACGTCGAGCTGCTCGCCACCTCGGCGGCCGAGAATGGCAGCATGGCAGGCGACTTCGCTATCGACGAGATCGCCGTGAGCTACGGCGTGCAGCTCGCGCAGATCCGGCCGTAGCGCCGACGACGCCCACGCGACGCCCCCGACCTCCCGAGGTTGGGGGCGTTTCGTGTTGACAGGCATACAGCCCGCGGGTTACTGTATGCATGGCAACAACGCCAAGGGATAGGAGCCCGACATGCTGAACACCACGTACCCAATGGCCCTCTCGACCGGCACCCTCAACGGCGTCGAGATCCCGAGCGGCTGGGAGGCGCAGAGCACCCTCGCCCGCGAGGCAGCCGAGGCTGCTGGGCAGCTCGACGTGGCGGCCTGGCGCACGCTGCTCTCGGCGATCAAGAGTGGCCTGCCTGTCGTCCTGGTGAACCGCGAGCGCGATGGCCGCCGCTGCAAGATGACGGTCGTCGTCACGTGGGCTGTCGTGCACCCTGAGTGCCCGGCGGGTAACCGCATCCGCGTGAGCTACTGGGGCTTTGGGCACGACATGCACCTCGCCGATATCGAGTCGGTTGCGACGCCCGACGTCGAGTACCTCGACTGACCCGCGCGACCAGGACGCCCCGCCGACACACCGGCGGGGCGTTTTGCGTTTCGTGTTGACATGCATACAGCCCGTGGGTTATTGTTTACATATCAACAACGCGGCCGACCGGCCGCCCGAGGGATAGGAGCCCCCGACATGAACGCAGCAGCCACCTACACCAAGGCCGAGGCCAAGGCCGCCGATCGCATCCTCGCCGAGCTGACCGGCGTCTACTACGACGCGAGCGCCGTCCTGCAGGGCGCCGTCGACCGGCTGCACAGCGCCGCGGGCGACAACAAGACCCGCTACGGCTGGAAGATGACCGACGACCAGGCGCTCGCCGCCGCGCAGGTCCGCGCTGACGATGAGCGGATCGTGCGCTACAACCGTGAGGGCTACGCCCGCGCGATCGCCGCGTACGCCCCGGCGCGTGCCGCGGTGCGGGCCGCTGACGTTGCGATCGACGAGCATGAGGCCGCGAACTACAAGGGCTGGCAGCGGTTCTTCCTGGTGCCCGACGGCCACATTCACGCGACCCGCGCGTGCTCGTCGCTGCGGATCACGACCAAGATCGGCTGGCTGCCCGAGCTGTCGGGCGAGACTGAGGCCGAGGCCGTCGCAGCGCACGGCGCGATGCTGTGCACCAAGTGCTTTCCCTCGGCGCCGGTCGAGTACACCCGCGGCCTCGACGCCCCCGCTGACCAGTGCGAGGGCAGCGGCGGGCGCTACGTCGAGGGCACGCTGAACCGTCGCTACCGCTCGGCGTACGGCGAGTGCGGCGGCTGCCACACCGTGCAGACCGTGACGCAGTACGGCGTGATGCGCAAGCACAAGACGCCCAAGGCCAAGTAGCCCGGCCGCAGAGCGCCCCCGCCGACACACCGGCGGGGGCGTTTTGTATGTATGGCAACACCGTGCTACTGTATGCATGGCAACAAACGCCGACGGGATAGGAGCCCAACATGATCGAGCACTTTTACCTCGGGACGCATGAGCCGAGCTGGCTGCGCACCGCGGGCGTTCCGCTGTTCGTCTCGCACCGGCGCCTCATGCGCCTCAAGGGCGAGCTGCCCGTCGCGGCCGAGCGTTGGGCGCTCGATTCCGGCGGGTTCTCCGAGCTGAGCATGTTCGGCGAGTGGCAGACCACGCCCGCCGAGTATGTCGCCGCGGTGCTGCGCTACGACCGCGAGATCGGCAAGCTGGAATGGGCCGCGCCGCAGGACTGGATGTGCGAGCCCGACATGATCGCCAAGACGGGCCTGAGCGTCGTTGAGCACCAGCGCCGCACCGTCGCCAACTACGTCGAGCTGTGCGCTCTGTGGGCCGCGCAGAGCGACGAGGAATGCCCGTTTATGCCGGTGCTGCAGGGCTACGCCGTCGAGGACTACCTGCGCTGCATGGACATGTACGCCGAGGCGGGCGTCGACCTCGGCGCCGTGCCGCTGGTCGGCGTTGGCAGCGTGTGCCGTCGGCAGGCGACGAGCGAGATCCGCGAGGTGTTTGAGGCGATCCTCGCCCGCGACCCCGGCCTGCCGGTGCACGGGTTCGGCGTCAAGTCGCTCGGGCTGCGCGAGTACGGGCACCTGCTGACGACGGCCGACTCGATGGGCTGGTCGTACAACGCCCGGCGCAACGCCCCGCTGCCCGGCTGCACGCACGCGAAGTGCTCCAACTGCATGCTGTGGGCGCTGCGGTGGCGCGAGAACATCGAGCCCACGATCGCGGCGCCGTACCGCAGCCCGCAGTCGGTGCTGACGCTGTGGGCCGAGGCGCTGCTCGACGGCGACGACCAGGGCGACGACGACGACGAGCTGACGCTGTTCGACGTCGCGTAGCCAGCTCGTCGAGGCGCCCCCGTCCGGTTCACCGGCGGGGGCGTTTTCGTGCGGTAGCGTCGCGGTATGCGCCAGAATCCCGGCACACCCTGCAGCGAGCCCGCGGCGGCCAGCAAACGACACGCCCGCGTGGACGGCATGTGGACGGCGTCCACACCGCTCGCGGCGACCTGCGGGTTTGCACGTATTTTCGCGTGCTCTGCGGTGCCGAACTAGGGCGTTTGCGCAGGTCACGGCCCGAACTGTATCGCGGTTCGATTCCCGGCAGCTCCACACCGAAACGCCCTGGTCAGAGACATATTTCTGACCGGGGCGTTTTTTACGTCCACACTCCCGTCCACATTTCGACTAATCTGCCCGTCATGGCATCCCTCCGCGAACGCTCCCGCAAAGACGGCACCACTTTCTGGCAGGTCCGCTACCGACTCGACGGCGAGGAAACCTCGACGTCGTTCGACGATCCGGCGCAGGGCGTCGAGTTCAAGCGGCTGTGCGACACCATCGGCCCGGCCAAGGCCGTCGAGGTGCTCGACTTGTCCGACGACCGGCGCCGGTACACGCTCGCCATGTGGCTGCGGCACTACCTCGACCACAAGACCGGCGTCGAGGCGTCGACCCTGTACGACTACGAGAAGTGCGTCGCCAAGGACATCGACCCGGTGCTCGGGCAGATCCCGCTCGCGGCGCTCACGTCCGACGACGTGGCGCTGTGGGTGCAGGGGCTCGCGGCCCGCGGGCTGTCGGGCAAGACGATCAGCAATAAGCACGGGTTCCTGTCGTCGGCGCTGAACGCCGCGGTGCGCGCCGGGCACGTGGCGGCCAACCCGGCGGCGAGCGCACGCCTGCCGCGCACCGAGAAGGCTGAAATGGTGTTCCTCTCCCATGAGCAGTACGCCGCGCTGCACGACGCCGTGACGCCCCGCTGGCGGCCCCTGGTCGAGTTCCTCGTCGCATCCGGTGCACGGTGGGGCGAGGTCGTCGCGCTGCGGCCGTCGGACGTCAACCGCACCGAGGGCACGGTGCGCATCTCGCGTGCGTCGAAGCGCACATACACGCAGGGCAGCTACAGCGTCGGTGCACCAAAGACCGCAGCGTCGCGCCGCACGATCAACGTCGACCCGTCGGTGCTCGACGCCCTGGACTACAGCGGTGAGCACCTGTTCTCCAACGGCGTCGGCAACGCTGTTCGGCACAACAACTTCCATGCGAACGTGTGGCAGCCCGCACTCAAGCGCGCAGACCTCGGCGTCAAGCCGCGCGTGCACGATCTGCGGCACACCTGCGCGAGCTGGCTGATCGGCGCCGGTGTCCCGCTGCCCGCGATTCAGCAGCACCTCGGGCATGAGTCGATCAAGGTCACGGTCGACGTGTACGGGCACCTCGACCGCGCGAGCGGCAAGGCCCTGGCCGCCGCGATGGCCGCCAAGCTCGGCCGCATCTGACCTGCACGCAAGTGAGCCCCCGGCGCATGTCGCCGGGGGCTCGTTTGCTGTCTGGGGGTGGCGCCGCAGCTCACGGCGCATATCGGACGCTGTGCCGGCGTTAGCTGCGCATCGAGTCCGGTCGTCCGTCGCATTCGATGCGCGACACCGACGCATCCTCGGCGCATGGCGTCGCATTGAGCTTGCGCCGCTTGACGTCCCACGACCCCGCGGCGGCCGCCGCGACACCGATCACTGCGCAGCACCGGGTGACGGGCGATATTGCGTGCATCCATCCGAGGCCGTGCACGTAGGACAGCACGCGCGTGCACAGGCCGCCGAGGATCGTTGCAGCGGACACCATGTACACCGTGGCGGCCCGGCGGCATTCGCGGGTGCCCTCGCGGCGCACGATCAGCAGGGCGCGCAGCAGGAGCCCGCACAGGTAGGCCAGCAGGCCGTAGTACAGCGCCCGGTAGACGACTAGGGGCAGGTCCGCTGGTGCGTCGCCAATGTCGGGCACCGGCGCCAGGGCGAGCGGGTGCGATGAGTACATCGCAGCGAGCATGAGCGGCACGACGAGGGTTATCGGCCACCGCAGCAGGGCGTCGAATATCTCGACCCGCTCGTCGTGTTCGGCGAGCCGGTGGAACACGTGGTGCAGCAGTGCAACTAGGCCGCCGATCCAGCAGAGGTTGCCGAGGAATGTATCGACGTACCCGGCGCCGGTGTACGGGTAAAGCCAGTCGCCTATCGGGGTCGCATCGCTGACCAGGTAGGCGCCGAGGCCGAGCAACAGAACCGCGAGCGTGGCGCCCCGTTCACCGGGCACCCGCCAGGCGGTTCTGCGGATAGTTAGCGAGAGTGTCGCAATGGCGACAGCAGCAAAGGGCACAAGATCAGAGTACAAGCAGTCCCATATTCGGGACACTTGTCCTACGTCACATGACGTTTTAGAGCGCCGTCGCCCCTGGCCGCACGGACAGCTCGGAGATGCTGCGCCTACGGTTGCGCGTCATCGTCTCCGTTCCCCCCGTCACTGTCGTGCGCCGGGTGGGGTTTACGGACCCCTGCAACGTCGCGGCGTATTCGAGCACCGCCTCGTCGCTTATGAGGCTGAATCGTGCCAGCAGGTCAATGGCATTGATGCCAAGGTTATTTGCGGCCCGCACCAGGTTGTCGGGCCTGATCAGCGTTCCGTCGTCGATCTGCACGTAATAGCGCGATCGACTCATTTGCAGTGCTTCCAGAATCTCTCGCAGCTTGAGCGGTCTACCGACGAGATACCCGAGTACAGCGGCGAGCGACTTGTCTGAGTCGTCCATAGCCGTTCTGTTCCCCTCACCCGTTAGTTCAATCACAGCGCGTCCCAAGTCGACACGCGCGGTCTGTTGACGGTGACTCTAGTCCAGATTTCGGGACGGCGCCAAGCTTTCTGTGAGTATTGACCTGCATTCTTATTCGACAGTTGCGTAAACGGGACTCAACAATCGTCTGCCGAATAACCTCAACCGACACTCCCGTAACCGCACCGATGTTCCCGAATACGGGACTGTTCGTGTAGCGTTCTGCCACGTGCCCAACCCCACCCACCAACTCCGCTGGATTCCGCGGAATGTCGCAAAGGTAATGCGTGACAACGGGATTCAGGACCGTAACCAGCTAGCGAAGATGCTCAACGTCGGCCGAAGCACGGTTTACTCCGCTTTCGGTCCCGACTGGTCTGGCATAGCTACTCACAGCATGTTGGCAGCCGTCGCCGGGGCGTTCGACGTGTCGATCGCCACCCTTGCCGCCGTGGGCGCCGAGGTCGACGGGCAGCGCGCCGCATGAACGCCGCCGACACGCTGACGCACCCGCTCGACGAGGTGGCGGCCCGCATCCCGTGCTCTGAGCGGTGGCTCACCGAGCAGGTCCGCGCGGGTCGCATCCCCGGCCGCAAGATCGGGCGCCACTGGCGCATGACCGACGCCGATATCGAGGCGGCCCTCGACTCGTTTCGCGTGACCCCGGCCGGTCGCAAGTCCGTTGCGCCGCCGCCGGATCGGCCGATCACGCTGACGCCGACGCGCCCTCGCCGTCGCTGATTCACCAAGGGATAGGAGCCCCTCGTATGACCGCACAACCCCGCATGGCATCGCCCCGGCGCGTCGCCGCCGCTGCCCGGCTGCGCATCGAACTGAACACCGCACTGCGCGAGCGCGCCGCCGCGATCGCCGAGCGCGACAGCGCCCGGCTGGTCGTCTCCGCGCAGGCCGAGCGCATCCGCGACGACGAGGCCCGCATCGCCTACCTGACCGGCGAGCGCGAGCAGGCCGACGCGGCGTACCGCGCGACGCTGGCCGACCTCGGCGAGGCGCACCGCCAGCTCGACGAGCTGAACGAGGTTCCGGCGTACGACGGCGACGCCAGCGAGGCCGCGTACAGCGAGCCCGGCTCGCACTGATCTTGGAAGTGCGGCGTCAAACGGGGCTTTGACCTCTGTTCCACCCGCAAGCGCGACCCATGACCCCGACACCTACCGGGCGAGGCCGTAGCTGCGCCGCACTTCCCCCACAAACGACACAGCCCCCGCGCGAGGCGGGGGCTGGCCGACACAACCAAGGGATAGGAGCCACTTGTTATGTCGCTGAGAATGCTAGCTCACTTTGGGTTCATTCGACCGGATGCCCCGACAATCGCACAGCAGGTCGAGAAGCTGGTCGGTCGGCAGATCGACAAGGCCGTGAACGACCCCGAGGCGCCCGTCGCCCTGGTGCTCTACGGCCTGGCGTGGGAAACGGCGCTGACCGTCGAGCATTTCGTCGAGCTGTTCGTCGCTCGCCCGCTCGTCGGCCGGATCGCGCAGGTGCTCGGATGATGCGCCCCGCACCGTACTGCCTGCCGTGCAACCGGCACCACACCGACGAGTGCCCGCCGGGGGAGCGCCTCGGCGCGATCGCCGGGTGGTTCCTGCTACTGCTCGCCTCGATCGTTATCGGCATGGCCGCCGCGGGCGAGTCGGTTGGGGTGTGGTTCCAGTGAGCCTCGTAACCCTGACGCGCGACGAGCTGCTAGCCGCCGCAACGGTTCTCGACGCCAACCTCGCCGCAGGCATGACGTCGGTCGCCGCGGTGGCCCACGCAATGCGCGCCGTCAACGTGATGCGCACGCCCGCAACGGCCGCCGATTGCGTCGACTGCCAGCGGCCAGACGCGACGTGCCCCGGCCACCTCCCGAACCGAAAGGCGGCCAAGTGAGCCGTAGTACCGAGGCCGCCGTGCTGGCAGCCCGGCGTGCACGCAAGCGTGAGGAACGCGGGCACATCGCCGCCAACACCGGCGTGCTCGACATGTTCCGGCCGCGGGTCGGCAAGACCGCGACGACCGACGAGGTGTGCCGTCTGCTGCGCGTCGATTACGGCGTCGTCCTGCGCCACGTGCTCAACCGTCACGGTGACGAATTGGCCGCGGATGGATGGGACAGGGCCGCGGGCACTTTCACGCGCCGCTCGATCATTCGGCTCGCGCTGCTGCTGCGGGCCTCGACGTCACCGCGGGCGGCACGGATCGCCAAGGCCGCGCGGGCTGGCAGCAAGGTGATCAGCTTCGACCACGCCCCACGGTCGCCGCACTGCACCAACGTGCTCGACCGGGCGTTCGGACTCGTCGAGCAGGTCCGCGACGACGACCCCGGCGAGGTATGGGCGGCGCTCAACCGTCTCGACCGGCACACCGTGACCGCCGTCGCCGTCGCCCTGGCCGCGATGGTCGACGTCGACAGTTCGGGGGCGACGCGCTGGCTGCGCAGCCTCGCCGGTGGCGGTGGCGGCGCCGAGGGGCTGCAGCACTTGGTGCCTACGCGCGAAACGACCGACGGCCTGCCGCTGTCGGTGCTTGACCAGATCGAGGCCGACGACGAGGCCGACCAGGACGACGAGAGCGAGTCAGCGTGAGTATCGGTGCCCTGCCAAAGGAATTGGAGTCGGCCGCATTGTGCGCGCAGACCGACCCCGAGGTGTTCTTTCCCGAGAAGGGACAAAGCGCGCAGCCCGCTAAGCGGATCTGCGGCGGCTGCCCGATCCTCGACGAGTGCCTCGACCATGCACTCGCCTGCGAGCATGAGGTGTTCGGGATCTGGGGTGGCCTGACGCAGCGCGATCGCCGCGACATTCGCCGGGGGCTCAAGCCTCGCCCCGAGCGCCGCGAGGTGGCCGCGTGAGCGACGACAGGGGCTCGCTGCTGTGCGAGGTGTGCGGCAAGTATGACGCGCAGGTGTTCGACCCGTGTGGCGCCGCGTGGTGCAAGGTCTGCGACCTGATGGGGCTCGGCGAGCTGGCGGTGCGCGAGCGTGTCGCCGAGGTCGCCGAGGGTGTCGGGCGGGCGTTCGACCGTGCGGTGCTGTTCGGGCTCGACGAGCCGTTGTCGCTGCCGTTCTGCGACGACCTCGCCAAGGCTGACCGGACGTGGATCTACCAGGACGCCAACGGCGCTCACTGGGGCTGGTCCCGGCAGGCCGAGCAGTGGGTCGCATGGAACACCGCGCCCTACCGCATTGGTGTCGGCGCTGTCGGCCCGTTCGCGCAGATGCTCCGCAACTCAATCGAGCTGGCACACAGCAACTCTGACGGCAAGCCCGGCCCGGCGCTGACCAGCGAGGACACCACTGCCGGCGAGGTCGACGAGCAAACGCCCGACATGGTTAACCAGCCCTCGCACTACAACAACGGCCCGCCGTGCAAGGGCTGCGGTCGGCCGATCGAGTGCCTCGATATCACCGAGGGCATGGGGTTCTGCCTCGGCAACACCGTCAAGTACGTGTGGCGGTGCGACCTCAAGCACGACGCGATCGAGGATCTGCGCAAGGCCGCGGTGTACCTCGCCCGCGAAATCACCAGGCGTGAGCAGCAACTCGCTGCTGACGCGACCAACTGAAAGGGAATGCGCAACATGTTCGATATCAAGATGATCGCCGCCGGGATCGCTGTCGGGGCCGTACTCGCGGGCTGCTCGACGAGCAACCAGGAATGGCACAACGGGTGCACCGTGACCGCCAAGGACACCCTGTACAGCAGCCAGGACGGCAACACCTCGCGCGAGTACCGGCTGTCGACGTCGTGCGGCACGTTCACCGTCGAGGACACGATCGCCGGTGGGTTCAATTCCTGGGACACCTGGCAGGCCCTCAAGGAAGGCGGCAAGTACGACATTCGCACCGGCGGGTACCGCATCGGGTTCCTGTCGAGCTTCCCGTCGGTGCTGGAAGTCAAGCCCGCCAAGTGATCGACGCAAACCGGCCGTGGTGGGCCGACCCCAAGGCAGTCGAGGCGCGCGTCGAGCAGAGCACGTTCGACGCAACCCTCGACTACCTCGGCGGCCTGGTCTACGGCATCGAGCACCGGATCGCCTACGGCACGGGTGATCCCGCGGTGGCCGCCGCGGACGCACTCGCCAAGCTCGACGAGCTGTTCGTCGGCGACCGGCTGCTGCTGGGCCGTATGCCGTTCGACAGCGAGCTGCAGCTCGCACTGACCCTCGGCGCTGACGGCATGAACGCCGAGTTTCAGAAGGCCCCGCGGCCCGAGCCGCTGCCGTTCCAGCAGGGCGACCCGGCGCACGTGATGGTGTGCTGCTGTTCGCATCCATACACCGACCACAGCGACGTCGGTTGTAGCTGGTGCGCGCACTGCAGCAGTTTCAAGTATTCGCACGACGACGACGGGAAGGTGTAGCGATGCGCGACATTTCACAGGTAAAGATGCACGTCGAACTGCTGCGGCACGCCAAGGCTGAGAAGGCGAAGTGGGCCGACGTCGAGAAGGCCGCCAAGGCTGCGATCGAGGAAGCCCTCGGGGAGTCCTACGAGGGCACGGTCGACGGCGAGATCGTGGTGCGCCGCAAGGAGATCAAGAGCATGAAGCTCGACCAGGGGCTCGTTAAGACTCTGCATCCCGAGGTGGCCGCCGAGTGCACGATGCCGTCGGTGTCGTACCGCATGGACCTGGTGACCGGCGAGTGAAGGTCACAGAGACGCACCAAACGGCGATCGAGATCGAGAAGGGCGACAAGGTGCGCGACCTCGCACAGGTTCTCAACGACATGCCGAATGGCGCTGAGATCAGCGTTTACGGCGGCCTGTCGTACGGGTTCGGTTCGCCCTCAATGATTCTCGTCGACCACGCATCACTCAACAAGGGATAGGAGCCCTAGCATGGCAAGGCAATTGATCGTCGTCGATCTTGAGACGACGGGACTGCACGACGAGGCGGTGCCGCTTGAGGTGGCGCTGCTCAACGTCGACACCGGCGAGTCGATGCGGTTCGTTCCGCACGTGACCGTCGAGCAGATGAGCGCAGCGCAGCCCGAGGCGCTTGAGTTCAACCGCTACTTCGACCGCGGGATCGCGCGGGAGATGCTGACCGAGCAGCAGACCGCTGTCGCGTGGGCCGAGGTGCAGGACTGGCTGCGCGGCAACACGTTCGCCGGATCTAACCCCGCGTTCGACTCCGCGATCGTCGCCCGCCAGCTCGTCGCGTACGGCACGGGCCTGCCCGAGACTGTCGGCCGCGTGTGGCATCACCGGCTCGCCGACCTGGCCGCGTACGCCGCGGGCAAGTTCAACGTGGCACCGACGGCGCTTGAGGGCCTCGACGGTGTGGCCGAGCGTCTGCACGTCGCGGTCGTCGACCGGCACAGCGCGATCGGCGATGCGTTCGCCACTGGCCTGTGCTTCGACATTCTCCGCTCAATCCCGGCGTCGGCGCTGTGAGCGCCCGCAGGTTGGCCGCCGCGGTGGCCGTCGGCGCCCTGGTCGTCGTGAGCGTGTCGGCATGCGAGGGCGACGACTGTGGCCGTCGCAACAACGGCATGGTGCTGCAGGCGTTCTCGGCTCCGCTCGCACCGGCACCTCGACCCCCGGCGCCCCGGCCCGCGCCCCCGCGGCCGGTCACCCCGTCGCGGCCGAGCACCGGCTCGCCCGTCCACATGCCGTCGCCGGTGATCTGGCCCGTGTTCCTCGGGGGAGGTGGCTGCAGGTGAGCAACTTCGCACAGGTGGGCAAGGTGGTTGTGCGCAATGCTCAGATCGGTAACCAGGGCATTCGTGACGTCGAGGTGATCGTCGGCGTGCGCGCTGACCTCGGGCAGGTTGTCGTGCAGGCCGACGGCAGGACGAGCAACCCCGTGCCGGGGCTGCGGGCCGATGAGGCTGCGGCGCTTGGTGCGCTGCTGACCAACGCCGCGAGTGCAGCGGGCGAGCTGGCGGCGGCGTACCGGGCCTATCAGGACGCGCTACAGGCCGCCGAGGACAAGCTCGCCGCCGCGATGAATGGCGGCGGGCAGTGAGTGCGAACGCAGGGTTTTTCGGGCTGACCGACGACGCCCCCGAGCGGGACAAGCCCGAGACGACCGAGCAGCAGCTCAACGCGGCGCTGCTGGCTGATCTGAAAGGCGTTTTCAAGCGCGGGTGGGCGACGCACGCCCGGTCGGCGCAGAGGGCTCTCGGGCCGTCTGAGGTGGGTCACCCGTGTGCCCGCCGGTTGGCTACGGCGACGATGGCGTACCCGCGGATCAACCCCGAGGGCGACCCGCTGCCCGCGTGGCTCGGCACCGCCGGGCATAGCAAGTTCGAGGATTCGGTCGAGCTGGACAATCAGCGGATCGTCGACGAGTGGATCGCCGACCGTGAGCGCCGGTGCACGGTGCTGCGCGACGTCGCCGCGCATGGCGATGAGCCGCAGTACGTCGGCCGGTGGTTCACCGAGCGTCGAGTGCAGGTGCGCCCCGGCGGCCTGGCGGGCACGTGCGACCTGTACGACACGTGGACTGGCACGGTGATCGACCTAAAGTTCCCCGGCGCAACGGCATTCGCCAAGTACAAAAAGGCGAAGGAACGCGGCACGATGGCCGAGGACGCCCCCGAGTACCACACGCAGGCGCATTGCTACGGCCGCGGGTACGTCAACGAGGGCTTTCCGGTCAATCGCGTTGCGATCTGGTGCATTCCGCGCGGCGGCATGTTGTCCAATTCGTTCCTGTGGTCCGAGGCGTACAACCCCGCGATTGTCGACGCGACGCTGACCAAGCTCGACACGATCGCCCTGGTGCTCGACGACCTCGATATCGAGCATCACCCCGAGCGCCTGGCGCTGATCCCGAAGCAGCCGCATAACTGCATGTTCTGCCCGTACTTCGTGACCAAGCCCGACCCGGCGACGCCGTGGGCGTGCGCAGGCGGCGCCGAGTGAAGCCGTGGCGCATCCGGCGTCTCGTCGAGGGCGAGATCGTCGTCGGGTGGGTGATCGAGCAGTACCTCGGCGCCGAGCTGGGGCACGTCGTCGTCGATTACTACCAGGACGGCCCCGCGGCGTTCGCGGCGTTTGCCGACCCGAGCACCTCGGGGGCCTGACGTGCCACGACGAGATTGCCGGCGGGTTAGCCAGTTCGGCGACCCGCGGCGCTGGCTGATCGTCAAGACCGGCGGGCGTTGGACCGTGCGCCCGCCGGTCGGCACGTTCTGGGGCCGCAGCACTTCGCACGACACCGGCGACCAGGCCCTCGCCGACTACCTGTTTCAGACTCAACACCATAGGAGCACCGCATGAGCGCCCGGTCGACATTCCTGGCTCGATTCCCTGGTCGCTGCGGCGGCTGCCCCGACCGTGTGCAGCCGGGCGACGAGGTGGCGTTTATGAGCGACGGCGGGCTTATACATGTGTCCTGCGAGGACAACCTCGCCGCGACGACCGAGCCCCGTCGGCACCCCGTCTGCGGGTCGTGCTGGCTTGAGCATCCGAAAGGTGAGTGCCCGTGAAGCGACACCGCTGCACTGGTGACGGCTGCGGGCACTGCGAGGTGCGGATCGAGCGCGCCGAGTACGAGCGCGACCACTACCGCGACGACGATTACCCCGACTACTACGACGGGACATAAGCCCCGCCGCGCCCGGCGGGCCGAAAGGCGAACGGGCGCAACAACTGAATAACAACTAAACAAAGGAAACACAGCGCACATGGCAAACGATTCGTACGGATTCCTCGGCGGCGGCGGCCCGGCCTCGGCCAAGTTCAAGGCCCACGGCGACGTCGTGGGTGGCGTGATCGCCGTCGAGCCCGAATCGCGGCAGCAGACCGACCTCGACACCAACGAGCCGCTGACGTGGAAGGACGGCAGCCCGCGCATGCAGCTCGTCGTCACCCTGCAGACCGACCTGTCCGACCCCGAGGTCGAGGACGACGACGGAATGCGTCGCGTGTTCGTCAAGGGCGAGATGCGCAAGGCCGTGCAGAAGGCCGTCATTGCCGCCGGGGCCAAGGGCCTCGACGTCGGTGGCGAGTTGACCCTGACCTACGTCGGCGACGGCGAGAAGAAGGGCCACCTGACCCCGCCGAAGCTGTACAGCGCGACCTACAAGAAGCCAGCCGCGGGAGCGGCACCGGCTGCGGCGGCCCCCGCCGGTCTGCCCGAGGGCATGACTCAAGAGGTCTACGACGCTCTCAAGAGCCTCGGCAAGATCTAACGATCTGCCAGTACGGCGAGCCGGTGGCGCAATTGGGCGTCACCGGCTCGCTTTGTCTGACAACACGTTTCACACCGGGATAGGAGCCCCGCATGATCACCGTCTACACGACAGGCCCGGCCTGCTACAAGTGCAAGCTGACCAAGGACGCCCTGCGCAAGGCAGGCGTCGAGTACACCGAGCTGCCCGCCGATCAGGCCCCCGCCGACGTGGCTGCCGGTCACTTGGTGGCGCCGATCGTCGTCGACAACCTCACTGGCGCAGTGTGGTCGGACTTCCGGCGCGATCTGATCAAGGCCGCGATCGAGGCCCGCGCCTGATGGCGAGTCGCCAGCGCGAGGCCCGTGAGCGCGTGGTGCTGTTCGACGCAATCAGGTTCAACCGCGCCGACGGGCGGTGCGAGTGCACAGGGCAGTGCGGCCGGTCGCACACGTTCGGGATGATCGACCGCTGCGGCAACGCGCACGGACGCCCGGCGGTGCACGGCGCCGACAAGGTGGTGAGCCTGGCCGTGCGGCACCTCGACGGCGACGAGCGCAACGACGATCACCGCAACCTCATGGCGATGTGTCAGACGTGCGTCAAGCGTCACCGCGCCAAGCTGCAGGCCGCCGCGGACAAGCGGGCCGAGCGCGAGGCCAAGACCGACGGGCTGTTTTCGCTGTGAACGCGAATGTCCAGCCCCTACAACTGAATAGAGGAACATGAACGGCCTAACCGACCTGCTGGAACTGCTCGGGTACGTCGAGGGTGAGTACGTGAGCGTCAACTACCAGGCGCCCGGCGGCACGTTCTCGTCGACCGTCGTCGAGTACGTCGAGGACAGCGACGCGCTGCAGGGCATGGCGCTCGCGCTCGGCAACGGCCGCAATCTGTGGTTCGGCGTCAACCCGACTCGCCGCCGCGGTGAGGATGAGAAGGGCCGCGGGACGGCCGAGGACGTGACCCGGCTCGCCGGTATCTGGTGCGACCTCGACGTCAAGCCCGGCGCGTGCCGCGACCTCGATCACGCGCACGCCGTGATCGACGCGCTGAGTGCGATTCTCGGGCACCGGCCGTCGGCCGTCGTGATGAGCGGCAATGGCCTGCAGCCGTATTGGCCGATCGACGACGGGCTGATCGCAGCCGAGGGCGCCGAGAGCATGGCCGAGTACAGCGACGAGCTGCGCGCCGAGGCTGCGGCACTACTCAAGCGGTGGGGCCGCCTGGCGTGCATCGTCGCCGACGGCCTGGGCGCCAAGATCGACCGCGGCGTGTACGACCTCGCGCGGGTGCTGCGTGTGCCGGGCAGCTACAACCTCAAGGATGCCGACGAGCCGAAGCTCGTCACGATCGACGCCGACACCGGCGCCCCGCTGTCCCTCGACGAGCTGCGCGACCGGCTCGACGAGCACGGCGTCGCCGAGTATGAGGGCGACCGGCGCACCTCGCATGAGGTGATCAGCAAGCCGGATACGTGGACGTTCGCGCCCTCGGTCTGCGAGTATTTCGCGCCGACGATCAAGGCGTGGCATGACGAGCCGATCACCGAGCGGCACCCGTGGCTCGTCCGCGTGTCGGTTCGACTCATGTCGGCGCTGCGCAATAAGTGCCTGACCGAGGACGGGTACAACGAGGCCCGCAAAATGATCGCCGATCGGTTCATTGCCGCGACCGGCGTCGAGCGGACGTTTGAGGTCAAGAGCGCGTTTGAGTGGGCGATCGGGCACGTGGCGACCAAGACGGACGCCGAGCTGGCGACCGAGTTCGGCGGGCACCTGCACCTGTGGGAGCGCGCAGCCGAGCGGCAGCTCGACCTTGCGCCGATGCCCGCGCACGATTCGGGGCAGCAGTCGACGCCCCCGCCGAGCGCAGCCAGCTCGCCGACGACGGACGGGTCGCTGGCCCCGGTCGTCGATATCAACGCCCGACGCGCCCCGGCGGCCCCGGCCGTCACCCTGACCGACACCGGCAACGCTGATCTGCTCGTCGAGATGTACGGCGGCCGTCTGCGGTACTGCCCTGACACCGGCAAGTGGCTGACGTGGGCTGGCAGCCGGTGGGAGCACGGCACCGATAACGGCGAGGCGATGGTGGCGGCCCGGCACGTCGTCGAGGCGATCCGGCTCGACGAGGACAGCCCGAAAGACGTTGTGCAGCATCGTATGCGCAGCCTGTCCCGCAAGGGGTTGGAGAACATGGTGGCGCTCGCCAAGACGTCGCCGAGGATGCGCGTGCGCCTGGCCGACCTCGACGCCAAGCCCTACGAGCTGAACACGCCGAGCGGTGTCGTCGACCTCACTACCGGGTTCATGTCGCCGCACAACCCCGAGGGCTGGCATACCAAGATCACCGGCGCCGGGTACAACCCTGCGGCGGCGGCCCCGGCGTGGCAGGAGTTCCTCGACAACACGTTCGGCAGCGACCCCGAGCTGATCGCCTACGTGCAGCGCCTCGCGGGCCTGGCCGCGATCGGCAAGGTGTCGCACCACGTGATGCCGTTCCTATTCGGTGGCGGGTCGAACGGTAAGTCTGTGCTCATGGACGTGCTCGCCACGGTCCTCGGTGACTACGCCATCACGGCCCCGGCCAACTTCCTGCTGGCTGGCCGCGATCGTCACGAGACGGAGATCGCCCGGCTGCACGGCGCCCGGCTGGTCGTCTGCTCGGAGATCAACGCCGACAGCAAGTTTGACGAGGCCAAGGTGAAGGTGCTCACCGGCGGCGACATTCTCTCTGGCCGGTACATGCGGCAGGACTATTTCGACTTCGTGCCGTCTCACACCCTGTTCCTGATGGGCAACCACCAGCCCGAGGTATCCGCTGGCGGTACTTCGTTCTGGCGGCGGCTGCGCCTAATCCCGTTCCTGCACACCGTCCCGCCCGAGCGTCGCAATCCCAACCTCGCCGTTGAACTGGTCCGCGACGAGGGCGCCGCGATCCTCGCGTGGGTGGTGGCAGGTGCCCGGCAGATCGCCGCTGACGGCCTCCGCGAGCCTGCCTCGGTGCTGGCAGCCACAAAGGAGTACAGCGAGCAGGAGGACGCTCTGGGGCGGTTTATCGGGGAGTGCTGCGTGTTGACGCCCGGCGCCACCGGCGGGGGCGTGAAGCCCGCAATGGTGCACAAGGCGTATCAGCGGTGGGCGATGACAAACGGCGAGGACGCGATGGTGTCGCAGATCAAGCTCGGGCGTGAACTGTCGGCGCGGTTCGGGATTCGCAGCGTGGCGATCAACGGGGGGCGTGTGTACAGCGGCCTGGCGATGGCCCCCGGCTGGGATCTGGCGGGCGAGTGGCAGGGCGTGATGCGGTGATGATCGGCGGGGCGCCAGCAAACAGCACAGATCCGTGCTGGAAAGCGTGCTGCGCAGCACAGATAGCACAGATCAGCACGGATCTAATTTCACGATCTGTGCTGGCGTTCTCGCAGGTTAAAGATAGTTTTTATGTGTTGAGCACAGATAGCACAGATATTTACAAGTTCCCGAGCCTGCGCGGTTTTCTGGGGCGTTTCACCTGGTGGCCTGTCTCGGGTCGCCGTTGTTGGGACTCATATACGGGAATCTGTGCTATCTGTGCTGACCCTGCCCGTGGCTAACCCCGCGGTGCGTTTCGCGCCGTAGCGGAGGCCCGCCGGTGTGACCAGGCCGCCGACCGGGGCATTTGCGCCGATCGGGGCTGAGAATGCCTCTCGACTGACCACAACTGAATATTGGAGATCCCGAGTGACTGACCACACTCTCGACCTCGACGTGATGCCGGATGATCCGGCCGCTGTCGCCGAGGCCGCTGCACGGGCCGCTGAGTTCGCCCGTACCGAGGCAGTAGAGCACCTGCTCGACATGGTGCCCGCCGAGTCGCATGAGGCCCTGCACGCGGCCCTGAGCGCCCGCGTGACGCACCAGCGCAATGGCCGCAGGCAGTTGCGCATGTTCGTGCCGGGTAAGCCTGCGCCGCAGGGCTCTAAGGACTTCAAGGGGTTTGCGAAGCCGAAGCCGGGTGAGTCCCGCGGCAAGGCGATCCTCGTCGAGTCGTCGCCGTATGTCGGGCCGTGGCGCCAGCGCGTCGCCCTGGCCGCCGCTGACGCGATGATGGCCGCCGGGCTGCCGGTGCTCGATCGGGCGCCGGGCTCGTCGACTGACCGCCGGTATCCGGTCACGGCGTCGCTCACGTTCGTGATGCCTCGCCCCTCTGGGACGCCCAAGAGCTACACGCCCCCGGCGATCAAGCGCCCCGACCTCGACAAGCTGACTCGCGCGATCCTCGACGGGCTGACTGACGTCTGCTGGATCGACGACTCGCAGGTCGACGACATGCATTGCCGCAAGGTGCTCGCCGAGGTGGCGCAGCAGCCGGGTGTGCATATCCGGCTGGCGTCGCCGGGCTGGGGCGACGAGGCGATCGCCGCTTGGCAGGCCGCGCAGACGGGCGCCGAATATGTCTGAGCTGATCGAGCTTTCCCTCGCCGAGGTCGACAGGTTCGCCGAGGTGGTCCGCAGCCGGATCGCTCACCCGTCGCACAGCCCGCAGCAGGCGGTGCGCGCCGCTCTGGCCGCCGTCAACGAGATGCGCCTCGACGGTGTGGCTGTCATGTCGGTGCCGGGCAGCCAGCTCGCGCCGGTGGTGCCTTTGCGCCCCCGCCCGGTCGACCCGCCGCAGGCCCGCAAGGTCGGTCGCCTCGGCATGTCGGAGCGTGGCGGCGAGTGGATGGACGTTGACGGCGACCGTTGGCGTTGGTGCTGGATGCGGGAGGTGTGGCAGTACAAGCCGCTGAACCGCCGCCCGTGGGAGTCTGACGATGAGTGGATCGACTGCCCGTGCGACGTCGAGCAGTCGCCGAGCGCCCGCTATGCGCCGTTCACCGAGGTGCCGCGGTCGTGACTTTGCCGGGTTCGGAGCCCGTTTCGGATACGGGCAGCTCACCGGCCGTTATCGACGAACGCCGGCCGAGCGGCGAGGGTTTGCCGACGGGCCGCTGCTTGCATTGTGCGCGGCCGTCGCAGCCGTTCCTGTGCTGGACGTGCGCCAAGATGCTGGGCCGCCGGTTCAATGAGGTGCCGTGGCTGCTGCGCCGTCTGCATGAGTCGGCGTACGGCGAGGCGAAGGTCGCCCGGCAGGGTGGCCCGCGGGTGTCGCAGGGTGAGTGCTTGCCGTCGCTGCCGCTGAACAGCCGCGCCGCGGATCTGTTGCGCGACGTCGCCCGCCTGGGGGAGATGGCCGAGCAGGTCGCCGGGTATCGGTTGGCGTTCCTCGATACGCCGACGGCGGCCGAGCAGTCGGCGCGGTATCTCGCCACGGTGCCGGGCCGCCTGATGAATTACCCGTATGCGGCCGACGCGCTCGGGTGGGCGTTGCAGTGGGTCGATGATGCGACGACGGCGATCGACTTGCCGCCTGATCTGCAGTACGCCGGGCCGTGCCAAGCGAAGCTGACCGAGGACGTCACCGTCAACGGCCACGTGCACCGCACGATGATCGTCGGGACGTGCCGCACGCCGCTGTACGTGGACGCCGAGAGCCTCACCGCGGAGTGCTACCGCTGCGGCGCGAGCTGGCGGGTGGAGGATCTGCAGCGCGAGGCCCTGCAGCGGGTCGACGACGCCCCGCGCACGGCTGCGGATATGTGGCGGCTGCTCAAGGCCGTCGGCCGCGACGTGCCGCGCAGCACGTTCTACAAGCTGATTGCCGGTGTCGAGGCGCACGGCTACGACCGCGATGGGTTCCCGACGTACGTGTACAGCTCTGTGGCTGCTGCGCTCGATCTGCGCGACGAGCTGGCGGCCGAGCGTGCGGCTGCGGGAAAAGCCAAGCGCGGCAGGCCCCGTAAGCCCGCGACTGTTGACACACCGACAAATGTTGACGTGCAGACAACGCCGGTGTTACCGTCTGCGGCGTCTGATTCGTTGACGGGATAGGAGCCCCGAATGTCTTTCAAGCGCAACGCTGTAATTGCCTCACTCGCCGCCGCTGCGGCCCTGACGTTGGCGCCGGTATCGCATGCCGACGGGTACGACCCTGGCTGCAATGACGTGCGGTGGGGTTTCCTCGGCAGTTCCCGCCGCCTGATCTGCGACGGGCCGGTGCAGCCCGATGGGTCGTGGATGAGGTCGCGTGAGTTCTACATTCCGGCGCACCAGGTGCCGCTGCGCACGACGTGCTCGGGTAGCTATTCGGTGACGTGCACGACGACCGGCGGGTACTTCAAGGATGAGGTGTCGGACGGTATCGAGGTGTACCGGGTGACGCCTGAGACGGTGCTCGCCGACGAGCCGGGGCACCTGGCCGAGGGGGCTGTCTGATGTATGTCGAGTCTTGGTACTCACCGCAGGGCACGCCGGTGACGGCGAAGATCCGCAACAACTGCGACGAGCTGCACCTCGCCGAGCTGTATGCCGCTGAGACGCAGCCCGATTCGGGTCGCTTCAATGCGCTGTACAACGGCGCGAACAGCGCGACGCGGTACTGCTGGAATTACGGTTACCGCAACCCGCGGGTGCCCGGCCGGATCGAGGATTGCGAGGCGGTGGCGTGAAGCGCACCAGGGCGTACCGGGCGCCCGAGCTGGCTGTCGAGCGGCCCGAGGTGATCGTGCACGGGCGGGTGTTGGAGCCGGGCACCGAGGTGTCGATCGCGGGGGAGCGCGGCCGGTTCCGGTTCGTCAAGAGCGCCCGCACGTCGTCGGGCCGCGTGACGTGCGACTTCATTGGCCCCGACGATCAGACGAAATGCTGGCGGTCGTTCTATCCCGAGCGGATCAAGACGGTTCACAGGCTGAACCGCACGCGGGCTAACGCCGCGTGACGTCGCCGAGGACGCCCTCGACCTGAACGGGTCGGGGGCGTTTCTCGTTTGGTGTTGACACACATACAGCCGAGGTGTTTAGATACATACACACCGGCCGACCGGCCGCCGAGGGATAGGAGCCCTGACATGACCCGCAACGCAATCGAGCAGATCGCTTTCGACGGCCTCGGCGAGCAGCTCACGCTGTCGGCCGTCGTCGAGGCCCCGGTCGCCCCGCGCGCCCCTCGCCAGCCCGTCGCCGCGGTGGCCCCCACCAAGCCCGCTCACATGGGGATGGGTGAGGCCCGCCGGATCGCAACGGATCTGATCGCGCAGCACGGCCTCGTCGGGTGGGTCGTCACGTTCGACAACGCTCGCCGCCGCGCCGGTGTGTGCAAGTACGGCCCGAAGACGATCGGCCTGTCAAAGCCGTTGATGGCGCAGCGTTCCTACGACGACACCATGCAGACGATTACGCATGAGATCGCGCACGCCCTGGTCGGCCACGCTCACGGGCATGACGCGGTGTGGGCTGCGAAGCACCGCAGCCTCGGCGGCAACGGCAAGCGTTGCTTTGACCACCTCGACGAGACGGCGCCGTGGATGGGCACCTGCTCGCACGGCAAGCGGTTCGCCAAGTACCGCCAGCCGAAGCGCCTCGACGGGTGGCGCTGCAAGTGCGCTGGCACCGCGGGCTCGCCGATCGTGTGGGCTAAGCAGCGATGAGCCGAGGCGCCCTCGACCCCACCAGGTCGGGGGCGCTTTCGCGTTCGTGTTGACATGCATACAACCGAGGGGTTACTGTATGTGTACCAACAATGCACCGACCGAGGGAGCCCCACATGATCGACACCACAAGCCCGATCGAGATCCGCAACGGCCGCCGCGTGCGCAGCCTGCTGACTGCCGAGGGCAACCAGCTCGTCGGCCGGATCGACGCATGGCTGACGTCGCACCCCGGTACGCACAGCCCGTCGGTGATCGCCCGCGGCGTGAAGTGCGGGACGCATGACGCGCAGGCGGTGCTGCGCTACCTCGACGAGCGCGGCATGTTCGTCGTCGGCGACGGCAACGGCGCCTGGCGCAGGTACGCAGCCCGCTGACCGGCGGTGTTGACAGGCATACACCACAGGTGTTTAGATACATACATGACCGCGACGACCACCCCGACCGAAGGAGCCCCCATGCAGAACCTCACCGCCCGTAACCTCGCCGGTGTCGCGTGGGTCGAGGACGGCCGCCGCGCCGAGTTCGCCAACGCCTCGCGCAAGTTCGGCGTGACCGACGGCGCGGGCCGCTGGCTGTCGTTCGACGGCGTGAGCCCGTACCTACCGCGCGGTGGCCGCAAGACCGCTGTCGAGGTGGCCGCGACGATCGTGGTCGACGACTCGCTGCACTGGATCGTCGCGCTGTAGCGCCTCGGCGCGTCGCGCCGGATGCGCCGAGCGGCGCACGCAAGCCCTCACACAATCGACCAGCAGTACCCAATGGGATAGGAGCCCAGCATGAAGCGAAACGCCAACGTCACCGAGACGGAGGGTCTGAACGGCCGCGTGATGTACCAGTGCAATGGATGCGGCACGGTGTACACCGCGCACGGCGTCCGCGCGCACCAGTCTGGCCGGTTCACGACCGGCGCCTGCAGGCCGATGATGGTCGACGCCGAGGTGACCGCATGAGCGCCTCGCCCGACCCGCGTGCCGCTGCTACGCGGTACTTCCGAGCGTGGCTCGCCGCTGGCACCGGCGCCTCGGTTCTCGGTAACGTCACGCACGCGCTGCTCGACGCCTCGGCCGGTTCGCCGGTGATCGCCGCCGCGGTGGCCGTCGTGCCGCCGGTCGTGCTGCTCGGTGCGACGCACGGCGTGCACGCGCTGGTGCAGTCGCGCATCGTCGGCGGTGCGTACCGCGCGGCCCTGTCGATCACGGTCGCTGTGGCGTGCGCCGCGTTCGTGCTGTCGTTCGCCGCTCTGCGCGAGCTGGCGATCGTGTGGGCTGGGATCGCCCCGGCGTTCGCGTGGCTGGTGCCGGTCGTCGTCGACCTGAGCATTACGGGCTCGACGATCGCGCTGCTTGCGCTGTCCGGTGCGGAGCGTGCACAGGTGCTCGACGCGACGCTCGACGAGGTGCACGCCGCTGCGCAGCCCGTGCACACCGCTGCGCAGCCCGCTGACCTGCAGGAACCTTTGCCGGCCGAATTGCCCGCCGAGGTGCACCGCGTAGTGCAGAACCGCGACGGCCTGGCCGAGACGGTGCCCGAGAACGTGCACGACCCGCGGCCGTCGCTGTCGGTCGCTGAGCTGATTGCCCGCGAGGCCGACGCCTCGGCCGAGGTCGCGGCGTCGTATGCGGTGCACGCCGCTGACGCTGAGCGGATCGTCGCCGAGGGCGTGACGCGCATCGACCGCGTGAAGGTCGCCGAGGTGCTCGCCGAGCACGCGCAGGGTGTCGCACCGAGCATGATCGCGCGCAAGCTGAGCGTCGGGTACAGCACCGTGGTGCGCATCCTCGACCACCACACCGCGCAGGCTGCGCAGGTGCCCGCATGACGTGCACGTGCCGGGGCCGCAACGGATACAGCGACGTGTGCACGGTGCACGGCGTCGCTGCACGCTTCCCCGCGCAGGTGCAGGCCGACGGCCGCGCGTGGTACCGGCCGGTGCGCGATGCGGGCATGGATCTGTCGCAGTGGGGTTGGACGTCGGACCCGCGGCAGGCGCATCCCGCGTACCGCGCGCTGTACGACGCGCAGACGGGCGGCCTGCATCCCGAGGGGCTGTGCGGCGGCGACTGCAGCGGGTGCGTCGGCGAGGGTGAGGGCGGCCCGCACGTCGTCGAGCACGCACCGACGGGGCAGCGGGCGCGCTGCGGCGGCCCCGGCGCTTGCTCGCTGTGCACGCTGCGCGTCGAGACGGCCGCGGTAGTGGTGGGCAATGACGTCGAGCGCATCCCGCAGGCGGCAGACCTGCTGACCCTGCTCGACGAGAGCACGGGCCTGTGGTGACCGTGGAGCCCGTCGCCCGGCCGCCGTGGGCGTTCATGCACCTGCGGCCCGCTGCGCGCCTGTACGGCGTCTCGGTGGCCGATATCGAGGCCCTGATCGTCGAGGCCGACGTGCGCGCGGTGCGGGTGCACGATGGGCAGGGCGGCAGTGTGTGGGCGCTGTGCGTGCATGACCTCGACCGCTGGGCCAAGGCCCGCGCGCTGGCCGACGCTGCGGCGACCGGCGTCGGGTACTACGTCGTGGCCCCGCCGTGCTGACGTGCGAGCCGGGCATGGACGTCGCCCGCCAGCGCCGCAAGTTCGTCGGCCGCATCCTGACCGAGGACGACGACCAGGCCGTCGCGTATCTCATTGCGCTGCTGGCGATGTTCGACCGCAGCGTCGCCGCGGGCATACCTCGGCCTGCGCGTGAGTTCCTGTACATGTTCGCCGAGGAATTTGACCGACCCGACCCCAAGTGAAAGAGAGCCCGACATGTCTGACAGCTTCCCCGCGGCCGAGTTCGTGATGGCCCGCAGCGCGGTGGCCGAGCCGTTCCATTGCGACCGTTGCGGTTTCGACAAAAAGGCCAAGGCCAAGGCGACGCGCACCACGCCCGAGGGCACGGTCGTGATCTGTAACCTGTGCTACGGGATTATCAAGCAGACGCAGAAGCGGTAACCCGCTGGCGCACAGCGCCAAAGCACGCGAAACAACGGGACACGCCCCCGACTCGACGCAAGCCGAGCGGGGGCGTTTTCGCGTCCTACGGTCGTCGTGTCTGACCAACAACTGAATATCGGGATAGGAGCCCCTGTTGAGCCCTGTACAAGTCTCTGACCGGCTGATCAACTTCGCCTCTGAGGTGGACGACGAGACGCTGACGCAGGCCCGCCAGCTCGCCGAAATGCCCTTTGTGTACCCGCATGTGGCGCTCATGCCCGACGCGCATGTCGGCAAGGGCAGCAGCGTCGGCACGGTGATCCCGACCGAGGGTGCTGTGATCCCCGCGGCCGTCGGCGTCGACATTGGCTGCGGCATGATCGCGGCCCGCACCGAGTACACCGCTGACGATCTGGTCGGCCGCGACCTTGCCGACCTGCGGGCGTCGATCGAGTCGGCGATTCCGATGAGCGCAGGCGGCTACAACCGCTCGCTGGACCGCTACGAGTTCACCGGCCCGCGGCTGCGGTGGCTGCAGGTGTTCGGCGAGCGTCGCGGCGTCGACCTGTCGCACTCCCCGAAGTGGCGTGAGCAGCTCGGGACGCTCGGCGGCGGTAACCATTTCATCGAGCTGTGCCTCGACCACCTCGACCGGGTGTGGCTGTTCCTGCACTCCGGTTCGCGTGGCGTCGGCAACAAGATCGCGCAGCACCATATCCGCATTGCGCAGTCGGAATGCGACGGGATCGACCTGCCGTCAAAGGATCTGGCGTACCTCGTCGAGGGCACGGCGACGTTCGACCGTTATCTCGTCGAGCTGCGGTGGGCGCAGCAGTTCGCGCTGTACAACCGCGCCGAGATGATGGACCGATTCGTGCAGGCGTTCGCGCACTGGCTTGGCGGCACCAACCCCGCCGAGATGATCGTCGAGCAGATCAACACGCATCACAACTACACCGAGCGTGAGGTGCACGGCGGCCGTGAGGTGTGGCTGACCCGCAAGGGTGCGATCGACGCGCACGACGGCAAGCGCGGCCTGATCCCCGGCAGCATGGGCACGTGCTCGTATGTCGTGACGGGCAAGGGCAATCCCGACGGGCTGCACAGCGCGCCGCACGGCGCCGGGCGTCGGTTCTCGCGCACCAAGGCCCGCAAGCTGTTCACGGTCGACGACCTCGCCGACCGCATGGCGGGTATCGAGTACCGGCACGGCGACGCGTGGGTCGACGAGATCCCCGACGCCTACAAGCCGATTGACGTCGTGATGGCCGACGCGGGCTCGCTGGTGTCGATCGACGCCGAGCTGCGCCAGGTGCTCAACGTGAAGGGGCAGTGATGCCCGCCGAGATCCTGCTGCGGTCTGACCGGCAGGCAGGCAAGACGACGGCGCTGCTCGACGTGGCGCTCGCCAACGCCCGCCGTGGCGCGCGGGTGCTGTTCTGGTCGCCGAATCCACGCGAGTCGCAGTGCGCGGTGAGTCGGGCACGCGACCTGATCGTCGGTGATCCCGAGGTGTCGCGGGTGTCGCTCGTCAACGGCCGCAATGCGATCGAGTACGCCAGCGGCGGCCGTGTGATGTTCACGTGGCATCGCCCCGAGCAGTTCGACCGTGCCGACGTCGAGGTGTTCGACGGCCCCCGCGACCTCGGGACGATCGTGCGCCGCAGTGCGGAGGTGCGCTATGCGGGGCGATGACATGTACGCCGACGTGCCGCTCGACGGCGCGATCGGCGGCGCTGGCGGCGGCCTGCCGCTCGGCCCGCTGTACCAGATCCCCGAGGGGTTCGCCGACGTCGGTTACATCTCCGACGGCGGTATCGAGATCAATTACGACGACGCGCCCGACGTGGCCGCGTGGGGAGGCAAGACCATTTCAACCCGACAGGCCCGACAGACTGCCATGCTCACGTTCCCGTTCAACTACGGCGGCCTGCCTGCGCCGCGCCGCACGGCCGCCGACAGGCTGCGCGGCCGCAGCTCGATCGACGACTCGTATGCCGTTGCCATGAAGCTCGTTTTCGGGATCGACGTGCGCCCGGCCCGGCCGACCGTCGGCGAGGCGTTCGTCGACCTGTGGGACGCGCTGCGCGCCCTGGTGCTCATCGTCGGTGCGGTGCTGTCCGAGCGGCTGCGGTGGCCCGTGATCGTGGCCTACGTGCGGCGAGCTGGCTGGGCTGTCGTCGAGGGTGTGCTCGACCGTTGGGACGTCCTGCGCACGTGGCCGTACCGCCGTACCAGCGGCCCCGTCGTGCGCGTGTGGAACGCCAGCATGGTGCACGTGTACACGTTTCCGGTGCTGCGGGAGTCGTGGCGCGCGTGGGCTCGTCGGCAGCTCTCGCTGTTCGGGGCGGTGTGGCGTGGCTAGCTCTCAGGTGATATTCCTCGACGGCCCGCTCGCCGGGCAGGTGCGCGAGGTGCCGTCGGCGCACTACGACCAGTCCGACGAGCCCCGGCCGTCGTTCCTGTTCGACGTGCAGACGTACAGCGGCACATGGGACGCCCCGCAGCGCGAGACGGTGACGTATCGCCTCAAGCCGAACCGTCTGTCGACCGGCCCGCGGTGGGCGTTCGCCGTCGGCGAGAAGGTCGGCGAGCAGGTGGTGTGCACGCAGGCGTTTAGCCCCGATGCGATCGAGGCAATGGGCGGCGATCACTTTGAGCAGATGGTCACCTATCACGCCGAGAAGGCCCTGAATGGCACGTGCAGCGCCGAGGGGTTGCACGTCGCCGAGATCACCGAGGTGTTCCGCGGGACGCGCCGGGATGCGATCGCGGCGGCGTACCTGCAGCAGCCGGATGGCATCAAGGCTGCGGCGGCCCTGCGCAACGTCGAGGCGCTCGGCGAGTACCTCGCGTCGCAGGTGTGGGTCATCCATGAGGGCGTGGCGGTGATGCCGTCGTGAGCGTCGCCGGTGTGACCGACGAGCAGCGGGAGCGCCTCGCGCGGATGGTGGAGCGGTTCAATGCCTCTCTGCTGTGGCAGCTTGAGCACGCCAAGGCCGAGGCCGACCGCGAGCGGCTGCGCGGTCTGTTCGGTCCAGCTACCGGCCGGCACTGACGCCGGCAGAGCTGTAACCGCTGTTCAAACGAGTACGGCTGGAAAGCCAGCAAACGCCCTCGACATTCGTGTCGGGGGCGTTCTGCTTTGGTGTTGACATGCATACAGCCAAGGGGTTACTGTATGCATGGCAACAACGCCGCAGGGATAGGAGCCCGAAATGCCGAGCATGGACACGATCGCCAACCGCGAGCAGTTCTGGATCGAGTGGGACATGGGCGATTACGGCCCGTTCGACACCGAGGCCGAGGCCCGCGCCTACCAGCGCGAGCACCGGATGACCGGCAGCTCGATCGACCGAGGCTGACCCACACTCTCCCGCCGGGGGCGATCCGCGCCCCCGGCCAACCCGAAAGGGGCTCGTCATGGCCGTTTCTTCAATCTCCCGCGGTGTCTCCTACGCATTCGTGGGCGAGGGCGGCGCCCTCGACGCTGGCGTGCTCGGGCATGTCGCCGACGGCGTGGCACGCCTGTACACCGGCGTGCGGTACGTGTACGTGCCCGTGGCCGAGCTGCGCCTCGCCGACGAGGTGACGGTCGAGGAATGGCTCGGGCTCGCGTAGGGCTACGAGCCCTGGCGCCCTCGGCCTGCGGGTCGGGGGCGCAGTTGTATGTACGGCAACAACCGTGCTACTGTATGCATGGCAACAACGCCAAGGGATAGGAGCCCAACATGACGAACACCCTCAACGCCACCGCTGGCCTGAACTTCAACCTCAACTATGACGTTGACGCCGTGGACAACTCCAACGCCGTGCACGGGTTCGTCACGGGCGTGACGATGGGTGTCGACGGCCCGGTCGAGGTGTTCGCCAAGGGCGCCGAGCACGACGTGCCCGAGGGCACGCCGCTGCGCATGATGCACGTGAAGCTCGGCGCCAAGGTCGCCGACAGCTCGTACGGCCGCGGTGAGTACGCCGTCGAGTCGTGGGAGTTCATCACCCGCGACGACTTCGACCGCATCGTCGAGCTGCAGACGATCCGCGAGTCGCTCGGCTGGCGTGACTGAGCGCCTGAGCGCCCCGCAGAGCGCCCCCGCACCGGACACGCCGGGCGGGGGCGTTTCGTTGTCCTGGTGGCGATCTGGCGCCCGTGCGGGCGGTACGCTGACACCATGACCAAGTACAGCGTGATCGTGTCACGTGGCGAGCGGTATTGGCTGCTGCACGTGCCCAAGATCGACCAGTGGACGCAGGCCCGCACCGATGACGAGATCGTGCCAATGGCACGGGATCTGATCGCCACCTATCTCGACGTGCCGCTCGCCGAGGTCGAGGTCGAGGTGTTCATGCCGGGCAAGTAGTCCCGACGTGTTGGCATACATACAGCCGAGGTGTTACTGTATGCATGGCAACAATGCCGACGGGATAGGAGCCCACAACATGCCGAAGCGCACCGAGGTTATCGCCAAGATCCGCAAGGCCGCCAAGGCGCAGGGCCTCACGTTCGTGAGCGTCCGCGAGGGCGGCAACCATGAGGTGTTCGACCTCGACGGGATCATGGTGCCGATCGGTCGTCACGCGAGCCTCGACGGGTACGTCGCCCTCAAGATCTACAAGCAGTGCGAGCCCAAACTCGGCAAGGGCTGGTGGCGGTAGCCACACCCGCAAGCGCCCCCGGCCACCTGGTCGGGGGCGTTTTGTATGTAGGCAGACAGGCGCCGTGTTGTCACGTAGACAGTCCGTGGGTTACTGTCCTGCACATGAGAACTCGCACCGTCACCCGCGCCGCTGCTGCGGCCGTCGCCCTGTCTATCGCCGCTGCTGCGCCCGCGGTGGCCGCTACCGCGTTCACGTTCCGTGGTACCGACATTCTGAGCCCCGGCGACCGGCCGCAGGATCTTGTGCCGTCGCTGTTCGCGGGCGATTCGGTGCACAGCGTCGACTACTCGGCGAGCGTGGTCGGGATGGACAAGAACACCGCGCAGGCCGTGCGCAACCTCGCCGCCGCAGAGCAGGGCGTGTCGGGGCCGATCGTCGTCGCCGGGTTCTCGCAGGGCGCGATCGCCGTTGCCCTCGACAAGCAGCGCGTGATGGCTCTCCCGGCCGACCAGCGGCCCGCTGCGGGTGATCTGTCGTACGTCGTGATCGGCGACCCGACGGGGCCTAACGGGCTGCTGCACTGGCTGCCTGGCCGCGTGCCGGTGATCGGCGCAGGGCCTACCGACGTGCCCGAGACGCCGTACGACACGATCGTGATTAACCGCGAGTACGACGGGTGGGCCGACACGCCTGACCGGCCGAACCTCGTCGCGTGGGCCAACGCTGCGCTTGGGATCGTCTACGTGCACGGGCGTTACGACGAGGCCGACCTCGACCCGTCGCACGTTCCCGCCGACCACGTGACGACCGTCGTCAACACCGTTGGCGGCAAGACGACGACCTATCTCGTCCCGACGAAGTTCCTGCCGCTGGTGCAGCCGTTGCGCGATCTGCACGTGCCCGAGCCGATCGTCGCGGCGATCGAGCACGCGCTGCGGCCCGTGGTCGACGCCGGGTACTCGCGCAACGATGCCAAGCCCGCCAAGCCCGTCGAGGCCCCCGAGCCCCGGCCCGCCAGTGAGCCCGCGGTGGCCGCGCCGGTGCACGCCGTCGACCAGGACGACGAGCCCGCCGCCAAGCCCGCCAAGCGCCCGGCGGTGCGGTTGTCGCCGATCGCCAAGCCCGGCAAGGCAGGCGTCGAGCCCGAGGCCGCCGAGCACGACGTCGAGGCACCGGCCGCCAGCTCGCCGAGCACCGACGCTGGCGATGCTGCAACGGACGCCCCGAGCCCCGCTGACGGCCCGAGGGGTGCCGCGCAGGGTGGCGGGACGGGCGAGGCAGGTTCGGCGGCTGACGGGGGAGCCAGCGCCGCAGCCTGACCGCCCGAGCGAGGCGCCCCCGATCCGTCGTGGTCGGGGGCGTTTTGCGTTCCGTGTTGACATGCATACAGCCCGTGGGTTACTGTTTACATACCAACAGCGCAGCCAGCGCCGAGGGACTTGAAAACTCAACAGTGACAGTGGATAGGAGCCCACAATGCTTATTGCCCGTTACCCCGCGCCCTGGTCCGCATACTCGTACGAGGAACTCGCCAAGGGCCTCGCCGACGTGCAGCCAAAGCTCAACGCCGCCACCGAGGCTTGGCTCGACGCCAAGCGGACCTACGGCAGCGAGTCGCCCGAGGAACACGCACTCTGGCCCGAGCTTGACCGCCTCGAAATGGTCAAGGTTCGGATTCTCCGAGAGGCCAACCGCCTCGACAAGATCAACGGTCTTGCCGATCGGATGCCGCTCTGATGGCCGCCGCAGACTGCTACACCTGCGGATGGTTCGCCAGCGCCGATCGCCACGACGCCGCCGCAATGGCGGCCGACAGGCACGAAGCGAAAACAGGACACGACGAAATCGAGGTTCGATGACACGCTGACGACAACGCCCCGCCGGGCCGCCACGGCGGGGCGTTTTCGTTTGTCTGCATGCCAACAATCGTGCTACTGTATGCATACCAACACAAAGGAGCCCGACATGATCACGACCGCCGCACAAGCCGACCGATTCGCCGCCTACGCCGCCAGCGCGGCCCGCGATTACCTCGCGTCGATGGATCACTACGGCGACACGTACGTGCCCGTCGGCGATGGCCGCGTGTCCTCGCCGGGCTACTGCGAAAACAAGCTGCGCAAGGCGTTTCACATGATCGGCGCGACCTCGCTGCCCGCTGGCGCGTGGCGCGGTGCGCAGTGGCGTGCGTTCGCCGAGCAGATCCTCGCGGGCGCATAACGGCCGCGACCTGCGCAGACGCCCCGCTACGGCGGGGCGTTTTGCGTTGCGGTGCAAACACGTGCACGTTTCGCGCGATTGCTGCGCGTCGCTTTTAGACTGCCAATCGCACTAGCACAACTGTGCCCGAAAGGCCCCGCGACCCCACAAGGGACACGGGGCCGCTTGCATTCTCGGCGTCGATCGCCTGGCTGCGCCACGTTGCGCGCCGATCGACGTTGCCGCCCGCCGTCGCTTCGCTGCAGCCCTATCTGCCGCGTGGCTGGTCACCCGCAGGCCCTCGGGCGCGGCGTGCGCGGCGGGCACCCTACTTCGACGAGAGGCCCTCGCATGTTGCCCAAGATCTTTGCAGCCATCGCCACCGCGGCGGCCCCGATCATCGCCGAGCGCCTGGCGCAGGAATTGCGCGACGCGCTGCCCGAGCTGGCCGACCACCTGGTCGACGCCGTTCTCGCCAAGCTGCCCGATCTGAGCAACCTCGACGAGGAACTGCTCGACAAGCTGCCCGATCTGAACGCCCTTGCGCCGGTGGTTATCGAGCTACTGCGCAACGCCCTGCGCGAGGTGTTCAAGGGGCTGCCCTTCCCGTTCAACAGCATTCAATTCTGAGAGGTACCAACATGAGCGAGCACACCACAGAGGCCCCTGCACAGGACGGTGCACAGGAGAGCGCACAGGAGCGTGCTGCACAGGAGCGTGCTGCACAGCAGGCTGCGCAGCAGCGTGCTGCACAGCGCAACGCTGCACTGCACACCAACGCGCAGGGCAAGGCCGAGGATGCACACGTACGCACTGAGTACGCATCGCTCGACGAGGTAGAGGCTGCACGCAAGGCTGCACGCAGGCCCGCAGACGAGGCACGCACTGCTGCTGCATACGAGCCTTACGCCTGGTGAGCGAGGGTCGCAACACTGCGCGTCGTGAGCGGTTCCGTCGCCATTGGCGGCGCATCGGCGATCCATGCGCAGTGTGCGGCCTGCCGATCGACTACGAGGCACATCACCTCGACCCGCTCGCGTTTCAGCTCGACCACATAACCCCGCTCGACCGCGGTGGCTCGGACACGCTCGACAACACGCAGCCAACGCACCGCATGTGCAACCGCGACAAGAGCAACAAGCTCCCCACCGACGGACTGCACACACCGGGCTGCACCTACGAGACACCGAGGGTGTGGCGGCCGTAGCAAACGGGGGTGGGGGCGTACTCCCGCAAAGGCCGTCGGCGCCCCTCGTAGGCAT